TGATAGACAACAGATTCCTATTATCTTTCGATAGCGGTGTAGTATTGGTAAAGCACTGGCGGATTCACAACTACATTCCGCCGGATCGTTACAAGCCATCGTGCTATGTGGATGAAAAAAGTAAAATAGGTTTGAAACTAAACGGAGCATACACAACAGATCCTAAAAAGATGATTTCCCCAGTAGAGGGAAATCCAAAAAAAAGTTGCTATGACAAAGAAATCAAACTTGATAAGAGGTGATATAAATGCAGATGACAGGTTATGAATTGTTGGCGAATTACGAAAAAGCAGAGGACAAGGACAAACAGATTCAGATTCTTGCGGATTTGAACCACATTCCGGTTGACATGGTGCGTTTTGTGATTGACAACAGAGAGAAATTCGATGTTTCAGAGACACCATTGTCCACAGAAGAATTTGCAAAGTGGTGCGAGACGGAACTTGACCGTGTGGATGATAACATCCATGCACAGGAAAAATATTATAGAGAAATTTGCAATGTATACAGAATCGCAAGTACATACGGAAAAAGGAGTGTAGCTGTATGAGAGAGGGAACAGGAAACTTTCAGAACGGTGACTTACTCTACATGGCTACACATCCGGTTGCTGATGCTATTAGAATCGGCAGAACGAAGCCGTATGAATGCAGATATCCAGTGATGGAGAGCAAGCCGAGGATTGCAGAAAGGAGCAAGGATGGAGAGACTGACAATTGACGAGATAATTGAGCATTGCGACAGAAAAGCAGAAATATACGAAAAAGCTTGTGGTGTTAAATATCTTGAAACAGCATTTATGGGTAATGGAATAAAGGAATATTGGGAACATAAACAGGTTGCTGAATATCTGAAAAAAGCTAAAAGAGTATAAGGACTTAGAGAAACAGGGATTGCTACTGCGGTTGCCGTGCAAGGTGGGAGATACCGTTTATGTAATCACTTCTCCATTTAATGTGTTTGATGATATTGAATATGATGAGAACATGAAAGACGAAGTCTATGAAGCTTATGTTTCTAGTGTATCATTTTATGAAAGCGGAGAACAATATAGAATTTACGCTAAGGTAACAAATCATTTTATAGGAGCATATTTTAGAGAATGCGATTTTGGTAAAACAGTATTTCTCACCAGAGAGGAAGCCGAAGCCAAGCTGAAAGAAATGGAAGGTGCAGAATGAAGATAGAAGAAGTTATTTACTGCTTAAAGGCTGATAGCGAACGGTACTCAGAGGTTTGTGAAGAATGTCCTCTGTACGGACAAACTGGAGTGGATCATTGCTGTGAGGATGCATTACAGATGGCAATCACCGCCTTGCAGAATCAGCCGGTGTGGATTCCGGTAAGCGAGAGACTGCCTGAAGAAAGCGGATCATATTTGACATTGGTTAGATATGACAATGAAGAGTTTATGTCTATTGAGGATATAGATTGTGAAGGTATATTTAAAGAATGGAATTTTACGGGAAAGGTTTTATATTGGATGCCATTGCCGGAGACGTACCGGGAAAGTGAGGTAGAATATGGCAAATAGGAACACACTGCATAGCAACAAATTGGATGCTTTTCGCAAATGGCTTATCAAAACCGGATGGACGATTGAAGAACCGAAAGGTATATGGGAAGTATTAAGAGCGAAAAAGGCAGGAAGACAGAATCCCTTGATTGTCTATCAAAAAATGAACAAAGAGCATTTAAGCGTGCTGGACAGAGATATTGATGTCATCAAGAGATTTTTGCAAGAAAAGTAGGTGGAAGATGGTGAAATGTAATAACTGCAAGAATTTAGAAACAAAGGATAACGGGTTTGATGCGTACTCATGGTGCGAGAAAATCAACGACTGTCCGCATGAGGACATAGAAAGAGATTGCGAGCACTACGCACCTAAGACCAACGCAGACCGGATCAGGAGCATGACGGACGAGGAGCTAGCAGATTTTTTAGTGACAGTAGAAACATACGGTTATCACGACCAGAGTATATCGGGAACCTACGAGATGAATGAATGGCTTTTAATGGAAAGTGAGGAATAGGCATGGAGAGATTAACAGTACGTTCAAAAAACAGTGATATGGTTTGGTTTAAGGATGCAGAGAATGGTAATGCACACCTTTGGAGGAGTAGCCATGACGATTGATGAAGCAATAAAGATATGCAATACAATGATTTTTGCGGCATCCTTAAGCAATCCCCAAGGAACACCACTTAGCATGACCAAAGAGGAACTTACAGAAGCAATGGGAATGGCAATCAAAGCTTTGGAAGAGGTGCAGCAGTACCGCCAGATTGGAAAGATTAGCACCTGTAAGAATGCCGTTGAGATCTGCAAAGCTATGATCGAGCGTGGGATTGACCCGGACAATATCGCTGAGTACATCAAGTTTGAGGATAACCTGATGCAAAGAGGGTACGACCTCAAAAGGCTGCTTGAGATGATGGAGAAGCATAAGCAGTACTGCCAAATCGGCACGGTGGAGGAATGCCGTGAAGCTGTGGAGAAGCAGACGGCGAAGAAACCAACACTTATTGACTATAAAAAATATGCAAATTTCGTAGATAATGTAGATTTTCTTCAAGATGCATATTGGTGTCCTAATTGCAAACGAGTTGTAAGAAGCGGTTCTTTTTGTAGAGATTGTGGACAGAAATTAGGTTGGAGTGATGAAGAATGAATGATTTATCCTATGAATTTAAAAAGCAGGAGACGAAGAAAAATGGAAGTTTTTATTACAAAAAAGGAATGGGAAAAAGAGAAATTCCCGATATGTCTCCGTATCAGTATGGCTCATTGTTGAGCAGAAAGAAAAGAGGTAGGAGATGAGTGAAGAACTTAAGCTGTGTCCATCATGTAAGAAAAAAAGTGCTATCTTATGCGAATTTTACATAAAATGCATGAATTGTGGAAGAATGATGATGTTGAAAGAAGATTACAATGAAGAAAAGCTGATTGAAGCATGGAACAGGAGGGCGAACGATGGGAAGACTGATTGATGCGGATAAATTAAAAGCGGATTTAGAAAAAGCAATTTCAAAGAACGAAGATATGGATTGCTTAGACTTTTTACGCGTTGCTTCTGTTATAGATGCCCAGCCTACCGCCTATGACCCGGACGAGGTTGTGGAGCAGTTAGAAGAACGTACAGTATTCCTTAAAGACTGTACGAAGTATGGAAATAAGACAACAGATCAGCAGTCAAAATCCTACGACACTATGATGATGTACGAAGTCAAGGATTTGGTAGATGATTTGTTGGAGATTGTAAAGGCAGGTGGAATAGATGGCAATTAAGCCGATTTTATTCAATACAGAAATGGTACGGGCAATTCTAGACGGGAGAAAAGATGCAACGAGAAGAATTGTAAAAGGATTTATTCCTGATGATGCAGTATGGGGATATACCGCTTTTACACCTAAAGGGTACATATCGTGTAGAGGTACATTTGCAGATGGGTATGGAGAGAAATTTTTTAAGTTGCCTTGCGATCTGGGCGATATCCTGTATGTCCGAGAAAGTGTATTCCAAGGGGTTGGTCGTTATCTTGATGTTAGCGGAGAAACGGTATGCGTCTTAACGAATGATTTTGAATATTACACTGATGGACTGCATGAGAAAGATCACTGGAAAGATAAGTATGAAAATACATGGATGCACCGCAGACCATCAATCCACATGCCGAAAGAAGCAGCTCGTATCTGGCTTAAGGTTACGGACGTACGGGTGGAGCGGTTGCAGAGCATTACCGTAGAGGGAGCAATCAGAGAAGGAGCAGAAGGAGAAAAGTGCCACCATACAAATACAGGAGCATTCGGATGCACCGACTGTATGAATACTGGATGGATTGAACCGCCACAGGTCGAATTTATGCAGATATGGAACAACACCATCAAGAAATCCGACCTTGACTGCTACGGCTGGGATGCAAATCCGTGGGTGTGGGTTATCGAATTTGAACGGTGTGAGAAGCCGAAAGGAGTGTGAAATATGCCTAAAGCAGCATTGGTAATTAATATGCCGGAAACCTGTGAGAATTGCGCTTGTAAATATCCCAGTTATAAAGACGATGCTCTTTACGACTGCGCTATTACAGGGAAAGAAATTCCGATAAATGGCGGACGCTACGGGGAAAAGCCAGATTCGTGTCCGCTCCGTGAACTGCCGGAGAAAATGGATTGCTTTGCGGAAGCAATTAAGAACGATTGTTACGATGGAACGGAATACGAGCATGAGTATTTAGATGGAAAGAGTGATGGCTGGAATGCCTGCTTGGATGAAATCTTAAAGGAGTGTGATGCAGATGGAACACATTAATTACACAGCCCTGTACGAGCAGAATGAGGACTTTAAGAGGTATGTTGACAGATACTGCACCAAGCATCGTGTCAGCGTGGATGAAGCATTACAGCACTATCTGGTGCAGATGGCGGGCAGGATGTACAAGGAACAAGCAGAAACGATTGTAAGAAAGGAATAACGAATGCCCGGTAAACCGGGTTGGTGCGCAGTGAATAGGGGTGGCGTACCGAAAAATTACAACACCGTGGCTATAAAGCTTACTGATAAGCGTATGCAGAGCAAACGAATGGTGATCCACGATACAGCATTTGTAGCGTGGTGTTATGGCAGAAAAGCTAAAGGTATGTTGGATCAGCGCAGGAGTATCATCCTTTATGGCGGGATACCTTGCAGGAGATGTTGATAAGTGGATTTACATTGACATTGCCGACCAACATGAGGATAGCATGAGATTTATCAGAGATTGTGAAAAGGCAATCGGAAAAGAAATTGAGGTACTTAGATCTACGGAATATGGATGTGTGGAAGAATGTGTCCGAGCGTTCGGAGGGTTCCGTAGCGCAGGCAACGGATTTGCCCCATGTACGAACTGGATGAAAAAGCGTGTCCGTAAGCAATGGGAACAGGAGCATAAGCAATATGATCTTACCTATGTGTGGGGATTCGACCTGAAAGAGCGCAACCGGGCGGAGCGGACGTTAGAATCTAATCCACAAGCGGAGCATGAATTTCCGCTGATTGACCGTAATCTGTCAAAGGAAGAGGTTCACGGACTGTTTGAGCGGACGTTCGATTCCCCCCGACCGAAGATGTATGACCTGGGATATCCGAACAATAACTGCATCGGATGTGTAAAGGGTGGTATGGGGTATTGGAACAGGATCCGCACGGACTTCCCGGAAGTATTTGAGAGCCGTGCACAGTTGGAACGACTGGTTGGATATTCTATTTTGAAAGAGAGTGACGGGACACCGTTATATCTCGATGAACTGGATCCCAACCGTGGAGATATGAACACAGAAATATTCCCGGATTGTGGAATCATGTGCTATTTAGCACAGAAATAATCAGAAAGGAATCAGAACCTATGCGCATGGTAACGATATATCGGGTTCCTGGAAGAGAGAATGAGTGATTTAGGCAATTACGAATGTGACGGACAGATTGATATGACCGAATATCTGCAATCACAAATAAAGTTCGGTAGGGTGAAAGACCTTACCGCATGGATTAACAGTCAAGGAAAAGCACAGTACACGCAGATTGAGGAAGTGGTTGAAAGAGCCTATGAGGATTATCATGGTTCCCCGGAATTTGTAGAACGGCTTACAAATGTAATTTCAATATATGTATTGAAACAGTCTATAGGATATATGGATTACCTTAAAAGAGAAAGCGGGGTGACATTATGATAAACGGAGAGTTGATAGTGGATAACTTCGCGGGAGGAGGGGGAGCCAGCACCGGAATAGAGATGGCAACCGGATACAGTGTGGATATTGCCATTAACCATGATCCGGAAGCTATCCGGATGCACAAGGCAAACCATCCGAATACAAAACATTATTGTGAAGATGTGTGGCAGGTAGATCCGGTGAAAGCATGCAATGGGCATCCGGTAGGCCTTGCCTGCGGACTGCCAGAAAGAAGCATTCCAGGCACTGGTAGAAGAAGTACTGGGTGATAATTGTTCTGTGGAAGCAATTAAGAACATCCACGAAGAACTGACTGAGATTGTGCAGGAGCATAAGGAGGATCCTGATCCTGTGGTATTAGATAAAAACAAAGTTGAGACCATCTTTGCCAAAAGCGGTTTAGACGATGACAGCATGGATGCATTTGACCAGTGCTACGACGATACTGTAGGTCCGGACACGGAGCTGATGCTGAACAATATTTACAGCAGCCGTAGCTTTGAGGTAAATACGCCGGATGTGACCGTAAAGGTAAAACCTGAGCGTACAGATCTTGTGGAAACAAAAGTAATTGATGGTAGGCAGTGTTTGGTAATTGATCTGCAGGGAACCGCAGAGGTAAACGGTGTTGCTGTGAAGCCTATGTAACTTAGGATTTAGTGGAGGTAGAGAATATGAGTAAGACAGAGATCTGTCAGATGTGTGATAACTATTCTGTGCGCAACAAGTGTGATCAGAAGAAATATTGCAAAATCATGAAAATTATGGATGAAAATGCAGCATTAAAAAAGCAGGTGAAGGAATTAAAGAAGGAACTTGCGGAAGCAAAGTTAAATATGTCATACATGATAGATCCCAATGCCATCGGCGATAGAAATGATATGGGATGGTAGTTTTGGGATTTAGCGGAGGAATGAAATGTTAAAACCAAATTGTGAAGCAAAAGAATTTGAAAAGTACGGATTTAAGCGTTGTAAAGGAATAGCAGGAAAAAGCGAATGTTATTATTTGTGCGTTGCCATAGGGTGCAAAATGCTTTTCGTAAGTAATTGTCTTTTTTGTGTTAATGATTGGAAAGACGATGATCCACGAATACATAAAAATCCAAATTGCAAATACAAAGATTATAGAGATTCACTAGATATTATATATGATTTGATTAAGGCTGATATGCTGGTTAAGTTAACTGAAAAATCGAAAAATTTGTGTAACAGAAAGGAGATATGTATGGCGAGACCGAAGAAAGAAGGTAAGAAGAACATCCGGAAGAACATCCGGGAGAATATCAGCATGGATCCTGAGCAGTATGAGAAACTGGTAGCTTACTGTCACCAGCAGGACAGACCTATCTCCTGGGCGATCCAGAAGGCGCTGGATGTATATTTATCGGAGGTGTAATATGAGAAGAATACGGCTTGTTAAGGTATCAGTACCGGAAAGCGTGGCAAGAACGTATGACAGCGTAGGAAACAGAGTAGACGAAGATTTCCGTTGTGCAGAATGTGGCATGGGAGTTGCTCGGGAATATGCCTGTTGTCCTTACTGCAAATGCGAACTTGACTGGGACAAGATTATAGACATGTCTGATCGCACATTCAGAAAAATGTTTGGCTGATTATTGTGTAATTATGCGTAACATTACACAACAAAACTGAAAGTTAGTGAAGGAGAATGGCTTATGAAGTTGTCAAAACTGACTAAGCCAGAACTTGAAGAAATCTTCCGGAACGCCAATTTCACGGAAGAGGAAGAGAAAGTGTTTAAAATGCTTTCTTGCGGGAAAACTATTACAGAAACAGCACAAAAAATTAATGTATGTGACAGAACGGTCAACAGAATATCAAAAAAGGTTTATGAAAAAATAAACAGACTGGAGGTAAAAAATGGTTAGAGTTACACAAGACGGTAAAGATGTTGATATTGAAGATGTTTCTCTGCCAAAAGAAATTATTGAGATTATAGCATCCATATGCTGTTGACACCATTGTAAAAAGGCTTTAGAATGTGTCGTATGTATGATAAATACGGCACATTCTTTATATATTGAAAGGAGTGTAAAGAAAATGGAATGTGTCGCATATATGCGTGTTTCCACGGAAAAACAGGCAGAAGAAGGCAACGGTCTTGATAGTCAAAAAAGAGACATAGAACTTTTTTGCCGAAAAAATGAACTGGTTGTATCTGACTGGTATGTTGATGATGGATATACCGGTGCAAATATGGATAGACCGGAATTGCAAAGACTTATTAACGACTGCATAAAAAAACGTGTTAAATGTGTTGTTGCGTTTAAATTAGACAGACTTTCAAGAAGTATGATTGATGGATTATACATAATTGAAAGAGTTTTTCAACCAAACCAAGTGTTATTCAAATGTGTCCATGACAGTGTAAGTTATGACAGTCCTATGGAGCAGGCATACACACAGATGATGGCTGTTTTTGCACAACTTGACAAAAATACTATGATGCTTCGTATGCGCGGCGGTATGTTGGAGCGAATCAAACAAGGTTACTGGATTGGTGGTGCTAATACTCCGTATTGCTATAATTATAGCAAGGAGAAAGGTATACTTGTCCCCATACCAGAGCGCAAGGAACAAGCAAACAGAGCACTTGATATGTTTATTGGCGGTTATTCTGATTTATATATCAAGGAATCATTAGGATTTCACAGCGAGGTTCTTGTCAGAAATGTGCTTACTGGAGTTGTCAATATAGGTATGATCCCATATAAAGGGAATGTATATCAAGGACTTCATGAACCTATTTTTGATAAAGAAAGGTTTGAACTTGCACAGGAAATCAGAAAATCACGTAGGAAAAACAAAACTGCTTGTCATACGGATGCCAACTTATTAACAGGATTGTGCTATTGTGGCGTTTGTGGATGCAAGATGCGGTATCAGAAGTGGACGCACGGAAAGCATAAAATATATTGCTGTTCTCGTGATAAAGCAATGAAGTATTTGCCTAATTTTAATCCCGATTGTAACAATTCTTTGGAATGGGCTGCTGATATTGAAAAACAGGTAGAAAGCGAAATTTTGAAAATATCCTTAAATCTTTCAGAGTGCAAGCCTATTGAAAAGCAAAGCAAACTTGAAATAATGCAGTCACAATTTGAAAAAGAACAAGTGAAATTAAAAAGGCTATATGTTCTTTATTCCGATGGAAACGACACAGTTTTAGAAATGATTAAGAACACTGAAAAAAGCATTTCTGAAATGAAAGTAAAGATAACCGAGGAAGAAAAAAACGAAAGAAACAGTCAGAAGAAAGAAGTTGTTTACGAGAACATAAAAAAACTTGCCGATGTGTGGGCGCATATCGACAAGAAAGAGAAAAACAATATATTAAAAAGCATAATATCAAGGATTGTGATTGTCAATGGTAATATTGAAATTCAATTAAAGAATTTTTAGCAGAACCTATTGTTGTCGGAGTGGCAATAGGATGTGCTAATGCCGTATTTATCATACTTTTAAAACTGCATATTTTTTCGTTTGTCGCAAAAGTGTCGTATATGTGTCACTATATGCGACTTTTTTTATGCCAAAATTTAAGCATAAGGAGGGATGACCTTATGGGAAAATTCAAATTTTCAGATGAAACACTGGAACATATATTCAGCAAAGAACGTACAAGAGAAGTTCCGATTAAGTATCAATCAATCATGGTTCATGTGATTGAGGAAGTTTTAGGAGAAACGGGTAATGCTTATGAATTTCAGTCCGTTGGGACTTTTGAACAAGCCGACATATCAGACACTTGATGAAGTTGAAATTGCAAAACAGATAGAATCAATGGAAGAAAGGGAGAATAGCCATGCCGCAGCCGATTATGAATCCAAATTATTTCAATCCGCAGTATAGAACACCTATGTACGGACAGTTTATGCCACAACAGGAACAATTCCAACCGCAGCAGTTTATGCAACAGCCACAGCAAAACGCAGTACAGATGTACGGTCGCATTGTTCCAGCGCAGGAGTGCATAGCACCGAACGAGGTTCCTATGGATGGAAATACGGCATTTTTCCCTAAACAGGACTTGTCGGAGATCTATGCTAAATCATGGGGAGCCGATGGAAAAATCTATACAAGGCTTTATAAGCCTGTTTTAGATGCAGACCCTAACAATTTACCGTCAGACACAGAAAAATCGAAATTTGACCTATCAGACGAAGCCACAGCGGTATTTATGAAGCGTTTTGATGAACTGGAGCAAAAGATTGAGCAGTTAAAATCTTCGCAAACGCAAAGAAAAAATCAGCAATCGCAAAGAAAGGATGATGCAGATGCTTAAGTCAATGGTAAATCCACAACAGTTTATACAAAATATGATGGGGAACAGCCAGATCATGTCTAACGACATGGTAAAAAACGCTTATGGGATGGCTCAAAAAGGTGATTTCCAAGGAGTAGAAAATCTTGCGAGAAACATCTGCAAAACGAAAGGTATAAATCCTGATGATGTAATAAGACAGATAAAAAGTAAGTTTCCTTTTTAACAGCATATTAGAGGTTTGTGCACAAAACTCGGGAGACCTCTTTATGAATAAAATTATGGAGGTAATCTAATATGTTTGAAACAAACAACAGTCCTTTTACCATGCCTGTTATTCCGGCTGCAGGAAATGGCTACGGAAATAATGGTGCATTTGGTGACGGTGGATGGCTCTGGTTCATAGTCGTAATTTTTGCGATTTTTGGCGGTTGGGGCGGTAATGGATGGGGCGGTAATGGCTCTAACTCCAGTTACTACACCGATTCTGCATTGCAAAGAGGGTTCGACACCCAGTCTATTATCGGTAAACTGGACGGAATCAACAACGGTCTGTGTGACGGATTCTACGCTGTGAACAACGGTATGCTTACCGGATTTAATGGCGTAAATACTAACATTTTACAGACTGGCTATGGCATCCAACAGGCTATCAATGCTGACACCGTAGCAGGAATGCAGAATGCTAACGCTTTACAGGCACAGTTAGCACAGTGTTGCTGCGATACTCGTGAATCTATCCAGGGTGTAAACTACAATATTGCAACGAATACTTGCGCATTGCAGAACACCATGAATAACAACACTCGTGATATTATCGACAGCCAGAATGCCGGTACAAGAGCAATCCTTGACTACTTATGCCAGGATAAGATCGCTAATCTGCAGGCGGAGAACAACGATCTGCGCAGAGCCGCTTCTCAGGATCGTCAGAATGCACTTCTCACTACTCAGATGGCGGCACAGACACAGCAGATTATTAACGCTGTGAATCCTGCGCCCATCCCGGCATACCAGGTTCCCAACCCTAACGTATATTACGGATGTGGATGTAACACTGGTTGCGGATGCTAAAACTGCATATCGAGTAACTTAACCTTAAGGTTATGTCTGCTATGCAGAATTACTGACAACATGGGGCAGACTGTATTGTTTGCCCCTTTGATTTTGAAAGAGAGGTATTTATTATGGCTGAATATACAGCAGTAGCATTACAGACTGTGGCAGCAGGAGCGGACGTTGCTTTTACCGAAACTGCCGTAAATGGAAGTGGTTGTATCACTCACAGAGAGGGATCCGGAATTGTAAAGTTAAGAGGTATCACTAATCAGTGCCGTGCAAGATTCCTTGTAAGTTATTCCGGCAACATTCAGATTCCCACTGGTGGAACTGTTGAGGAAATTTCCCTTGCGCTGGCAGTAGACAGGGAACCTTTACAGTCCACAAGAATGATTGTAACTCCGGCAGCAGCAGAGAATTTACAGAATGTTAGTTCACAAGCATATATTGACGTTCCAAGATGCTGTTGTTCAACAGTTTCGGTAATGAATACATCAAGTCAGGCAGTAGAGGTTCAGAACTCTAATTTAATCGTTATTAGGCAGGCTTGACAAGTATTCTTTAATAAGTCTTTCCAGTATTGCTGATACAGGAAGGTGTTCTTTGATTGCTTGAATTTTAATCTTTTTCAGTAATTCGCTTTCCATTGTTGTTGTGAATTTGATTTTTGACATTTTAAGACCTCCTTTTTAAGTGTATTCTACCATAAATACGTATTGACGTAAAGTTATAAAATTGATATAATATACGTAAAATGGTATATACGTATAAAGGAGATTGGGAAATGGCTTTTAAGAAAGGAAATACACCATATAATTTTGATGATTTGACAGGAAAAATATTTAACCGCCTGACAGTTGTTGAAAGAGTATATAAGGAGAACACCAAAAAGACATATTGGAAATGTAAGTGTTCTTGTGGAAAAGAAACAATTGTTGAAAGCTCAAAAATCAAAGGTGGATACACCAAGAGTTGCGGATGCCTTAATGAAGAAAACAGAAAGCACCATGTAGAAGAATTAACTACACACAAAATGAGCGGTACTAAATTATTTAAAATTTGGTGTTCTATGAGAAAAAGATGCGAAAACGAAAAAGAAACGGCATATATGTGGTATGGTGGCAGAGGCATTAAGGTCTGTTCGGAATGGAAAGGTGAAAATGGATTTCAAAATTTTTATAACTGGTCTGTAAAGAATGGTTATAAAAATGGATTGTCCATAGATAGAATAGATTTTAACGGAAACTATGAACCATCAAATTGCCGTTGGATTACGCAAAAAGAGCAATGCAACAATACAAGAAGAAACATTTACATTGATTACAATGGAGAGCGAAAAACATTAAGTGAGTTATGTGAAATCCACAATTTGAAATATGGAATTATGTACCATAGGGTTTGCAACTTAGAGCTTCCTTTTGAAATTGCTATGAATTTAAGTGGATTTTGCAAAACGTATTACAACGGGAAAGAAGTAGATTTGAGACTAATATCAAGAGATAAAAAGATCGATTATAAAATTTTATTAAAAGAAATATTGGTAAACAAAAAAGATATAGAACAAGTTATATCAGAATATGGAGGTAAATAAATTGGATGTTAAGAGAATGCATGAAATGATTGAAAAACTTTCTGAATGCGCTAAAACGCAGTTTGACAAGGGTATCGACAAAGTAGATACTTGCGAAATGGGAAAAGTCGTTGATATGATGAAAGATTTGTCAGAAGCCATGTACTACCGTGAGCTGACAAAAACCATGCAGGACTATGACCCAGACGAAGTCATGGAAATGTTTGAACGTTATGGGGATGGCAGCAGACGGTACTATGACCATTACCGCTATGCTGACGGCAGATTTGCACCTAAAGGTCGTGGAACCTACCGCAGAGGTTATGAAGAGCCACCCTATTACCACATGACCCCGGAAATGTATCACCGTGACATGGACAGAGACATGGGGCGTATGTACTACACGGAAACTTCTTCATCCGGTATGCGTGATGCAAGAGAGGGCAGAAGTGGCGTGAGTCGCAGAGCCTACATGGAAAATAAGGAACTGCATAAGGCTAACACGCAGCAGGACAAAGAAGCAAAAGTCCGTGACCTAAACACCTACATGACCGAACTTGCAAACGACATGACGGAGATCATCAACGATGCAACACCGGAAGAAAAGACGGTACTGCGAAACAAGCTGTCTGCACTGGTAACAAAAATCGGTTAAAACACTTAAGGGGCTTATTTAGCCCCTTTTATGTTGGAGGTGGTAAGTTGTTCACGATAAATGGAATGGACTGGAATTTAAGCCGTGTACGCAGTCACAGCCCTATGCTGATGCGTTCTGACGGTACATATACGTTTGGCATGACAGACAGGAACACAAGAGATATTTACATATCAAATATGATTCATGGCAATTTCTATGACCGTGTGCTGTGCCATGAATTGTGCCATGCGTTCTGCCTGTCCTACAATCTGACTATGGATATTCAGACAGAAGAGATTGTTGCCGACTTTTTGGCTACCTACGGAAGAGAAGTGTTTGCTGTGGCTGATGAACTGATAAGCGGATTCATGGAAAGAATGGCATAGAAAAGACCCCTGTTATGGGGTCTCTTCTTTTGCACAGTCCTCTAAATCTTTCTGAAGAATTTTAGATGCAAGGTCTGAAAGCTGTGGGAAGTAGGTGATTACTTCGGAATTTCTGCATTTCCAGTTCCCGGTCGTTGCGCTGTAAATTCTCTTTGCTTCATCAAAATTATACGTTCTTCCCAAAACTTCAAGTAAGTGGTGCATATATTCCTTTGATGTAATGTCGTAGCAACGGCAGATGTAATTGATTTTGCCACGGTTGATGCAGAACCAGTCCGTTTCAAACTCTAATGTCGGCTTTTCTTCGATTGCTGTGGTTGGTTGCTGATTCTTTACCACAAAGTAAGCATCCACAAGAGCATCCTGCACTCTCCATGACAAATCATCATTAAACGGCTTCACTACTTTAAGATATCCACGCTCTGTAAGCAATGTAATACCGGCAGGAGGAATTTTGCAAAAGTGACTATCTGTCCCCTTTGAATTTCCACTGTACGTTAAACGTACCGTAGAATCTTTCGTTAGAACAAAATAATCTTTTCCAACCTCAAAGTGCTTTTTATTTCTCCTAAATGCATTTTTCGCAGTACCACTTGGTCTACGATGTACTTCATCAATATCCCTAAATGTTACAACTCTTTGACCATCATATTCTCTGACAGCCAGTTCTGTTCCCTCAACGTTTACCAGTTCCGTCATATTCTACCTCCTAAATCTGTGGAACGTAAGAACCATTCATAATACCGATTGCCAGCTTCATTCCCTCTACGGCATAGTAGTTAATAGTACTCACTTCACATTCTGAAAAAGAATCCATGAGTTCTTCAAAGACTTTTTCACTCACGATTCCCTGCAGTTTATCAAAGAAAGGCTTAAAATATTCTGATGACTCCATAATTTGCATCGAATATCTTTTTAACCTCATATCCCATTGTAATTCCAGTAGCTTTCAGCTTTCTCCAGTCAAAACGTTTCCATGACACACCATTCAGTGCAGCAACACGCTTGATAGAGTACCAGTCCTTGGAAGTATCAAGCTGTGCTTTCAGTTCTTCTTCCCTGTCAAGGCTCTCTAAAAGCTGTGCAACGGCATCACGGTATGTCATAGGAACATTCGGTGTAGACTGCTCCACAGAATATGTGCCGGTCTTGCGGATAGATGGTAAAACCTCTGATGTTATCCACTTTCTGAAACTTTTAGCATTAGGCTTGTCACTACGCAAAACAACAGCATACAAGCCAGATTCTGTGACAAAATTTGTCTCTCCAGCACGACTGCCTAGATTTAATCTAGTCAGTTCATCTTCATCAAGACGCTTAGCTACATCCGTAGAATTTTTGATTTCCAATGCCTTACAAATGTCCATCAGACAAAATAACGGCTTTCCATCAATCACAACAGTTCTTACTTCACCAAATTCATTGTTGCTAAATACTTCTAATTCGTTCATCTCTAATACCTCCCGGAATGATTTGTGAAAGAGTAGAAGAGCATAAAAATAAGCCCACTACCCCTTTTACTGTTGGAGTAGCGAACTTCCAATCTTTTTTTGGTCTGTCTTTATTCCGGGTCTTGGTTACAATCTAGGCTGTCTAATCAGCTTTCACTCTCCGGACGTGGTGCAAGACTTCCTAACTGACATATATTATATCATGGCAAACGTAGGTTCGCAACACAAAAAAATAAGAGCACCCTTTCGGATGCCCTTAAAATCAATTATCCTGATGCTCGGATAAGTCGTAAATTACTTCTTCTGTATCTTGGTCTACAATCAACACATTGAAATCTCTGTCTTCTGGTGGAACTAAATTATATGCTTGGATGGAATCACTTAGTACTCCGCATATAATCGCTACACCAAAAGGAATAAAAGGATTGCCAGCTTCATATTCTTCCTTGTCTGCATAAAAAGTAAACTCTGAAAAATCATCGTTGTAGTCTACTGATTTTAGAGAAGCATACTGTTCATCAGAAAAAATTTGTTGAAACGTAGAGTTAAGATTATCTTTACTCAATATTTCATCTAGTGTAGCTTGTCTCTTTGATTCCTTAATTGTCAGTGTATAGTGGTCATCGTCATATATCTCTACCACAGCATCAGGATTATCTTTTTTATAATCTTCCACATATTGTTCGATCCCTACGTTGTTGAAATCGTAAGCAGACAAGATAATATCAACATCCTTGTCAAAAAGCTGTGGTGTTTCTGATTCCTCTACTGGTGATACGTTCGGTGTTTCTTGTGGCTTTTGCGTAAGGTCTACGGTGTTTGTCTGTGAGCCACAACCGCAGACAAGAAGTGATAAAGATAGTAGTACTGGAATAATTCGTTTCATAAAAATTTCCCCCTCCTAGGTTTTATTAAAAATCTCATTATTTGAGACTTTTTTCGTAAAAAATTTTAATGTGTTTCTTTTGATACCCCCGTAGGTCTGCGTTTTCAACCGAAAATCTCGTTTTCAGAGGTTTTTGAAAGAAAAATTTTTCGCCAAAATATAATGCAAAAAATTTCAATCCCCCCGGGGTAGCACTTTTTAATCTGAAAAATCCGTTTTCAGAGTTTTTTCGCAGATTTTTTCAGACCAATTCAAGGTGTGGAACATCTTCGCACTTTTGCGGTGCACGTTTAGAACCTGTCACCCGGTCACCGTGCCGCAACTTTCGCAAGGTCTCCAACCGCCGAAAGCATGGAATCATACGCAGACCGTAACAGCTCCGCAGATTCCGGAGACATACCACCGGCGGCAGATTCCACCCTTATGACGGTTTCCAGCCGTTCCCCGGCATCGGATACGCTCTCCATGATGTCATATACATGACCGATTCCCACTTTTCGCATTTTACAAAATCCCCCTTGTAATATTTAATTGTACACCAAAACAGCGCAAGCCGTCAATATATCCGGTCGCAAGACCTGAACGGATCCGGTGGAAGAGTAACACAAATAGACCGCAAGCCGGCAGCAGATCCAACGGAACACGACAAAAAGACGGATTGCAAGCCGTCTTTTAGCTGTTTTCCAGTTCAAAAATTGCCCACCTCAGGGCGGCGGCTGTCTCCGTGTCTTTTTCTTTCTCCGCACGTTCTAACAGCTTGTAAAGTCTTTCAAGGTTCTTTTCTTTCATCCTGGCAACCTCCTTTTTCAATTTTTGGGTAAAATACACCCATAAAACCATTGCCGGGCATCGCTCCCGGATGGCATCCTCTGCAATGGCTGTCAAGGCTCAAAGTCTATAATCCCTAAATAAAATTGATCTTTAAAGTTATTAAAAAAATGATCTTTTAAATCTGATAATGTTTTTTCTCCATTTTTTAACGCTTCAAAATCATTTAACACCATTTTATCAGTATAATTTGCATATTTATTATAATTAATTGATATTCTAAATTTTTCTCCGGATTTTACCCAACCACAACGACCGGAATTTTTAGCAACTGGATATACACCTATTACATAACCGTATAAATCCTTATAATCTTTTGTGTTTTTGTCGTGCCAATCCTCTAGTTGTATTTCTGTGCCGTCAGGCATTGCCGAAATTTCTATAATTTTCATTTTCTTGTTCCTCCATATTTTTAATTTTTGGGGTAAATTCAACCCATAAAACCGCCGCCGGTAGTGATCCGGCTGGCATCCTCTGCGGCGGCTAATTCAAACAGTTTTCAATATCTTTCGCAAGATGTGGAAATGCTTTTTCTATGTCTTGCACGCTGTCGGCGTAATAATCACCAACAATTTTCCCAAAAATGCGAAGATTGCCGGAATAAAATCCGCCTAAATCATTAAAATATATGTCTAATCCTGTCACCTGTTCCGGCTTGTCTCCGTACCACATATCAATATTTATTTTTCCCATTTTCATTTCCTCCATATTTTCAAAATTTCCCAGTGATCCGGGTAAAAGCAAGCCGGGGCATGATCCCCGGTGTAAGCCTGTCTTACTTGCTAAATTTAACAATATGATAAATTATATCAAAAGAATGGCTTAATGCTCTTGCCTGTGTGTCTAACCATTCCTCGGATCTGTTTGGTTTGTTCTCGCCGCCGCAAACCTTTTTTAACTCAGACGGGCAACAAAGACGTTCGGCAATGTCACAATCATAAATCAGAGAGCAGCCACCCCAACTGTACTGTTTCCAGTCATCGGCGCCATTCAGTAAAAGGCTTTTTAACTCTGTTTTGTCCTGCGGGATCTCTTCAACTTCCAGAGATTCTACAAGCTCATAAGCATAGATCTTTACACCTTTATTCCATGCGCTTCTTGCATTGATGTTGTTGATTGCTTCTAATAATTCATTCTTTCTCATATTGCTTTTACCTTTTCACCCGTGTTATAATATGGGTGCCTTTCTTTTTGGGTGCCGGTGTTCGCTTGGTAGGTGTCACCGGCTTTATTTATTTGTTGAGATAACTATAGCATAGTTCAATAATATAGTCAATAGCATAGTTTAATAATTTTAAAAATATTTTTTGAAAGTTGTTTTTACCTATATAATGCAAACATTAAAACTAATTGACAAGCATAGTTTAATATGATACTATTCTATAAAGAAGGAAAAGAGGTGTTAAAAATGGCATTCCGGGAAAGAGGAAAAGAACTATCATACATAGCACAATATCAGAAAGACAACTACGACAGAATTACAGTGATGTCACCAAAAGGAACAAAAGAAAAGCTAAAAGCGGCTGCAACTTTGCGGAATATGAGTGTTTCTGAATTTGTGTTATCTTGCGTTACAAAAGAATTAGAAAAAATGAAAGAATAGTTCAATAATATATTGACAAGCATAGTTTAATATAATATAATGACATCATAGCAAATGACATCATGACATCATAAAAGTGATATCATCAAAATGACATCATGACATCATGAAGCTATGACATCACATGAGGAAAGGAGAAACAGCAATGGAAACATTTGATTACAAAGTGCGTTTTCCAAAAGAACTAGAACCGCAGATCAAAGCGCAGGCAGAAAAGAACGGTGTAAGTGTAAACCAGTTTGTTATAGGTGCCGTGATCGCAGCATTGCAACCAGTACAGCCGAAGACAGTAACTGAGCAACCGAAAGAAACACCCGTGGCAGGCTCTAAAAGCCCCATAGACGAGAAAATCGCACTCATGCAGGCAAATGAACGGCTACACGCTTTACAAGCCAAAACAGCGGCAGAAAGAGCCGCTAGAGAGCACGGAGAAGTTGCACCAGTTGTTAAACATCCTCCGAAATGGGCAGGCTTACCCGGACAGCGGCCAGAAGAAAGCAATGTTGAATGGGTAGAGCGCAAGAGGAAAGAAGCGGAAGAAATTTATAAACAAGGTATGGAACGAATACAAAGAGAAAAGGAGCAAACGAAATGAAAGGAACACCGGAGCAGATTACAGCAAAGAAAGCCGCCCGGATCGTATCGACTTGTAGAGCGTTTTTCCCGTGGTATGAACCGCAGATAAAAGACAAATTCGAGCGGCAAGCGTGGGAAGAGTTAAAAGCCAAAGTTATCCCAGAGGTGGAAAGCTACACAGATGCTGCACAACTGATAGCGGATCGGCAGAAATTCGCAGACAAAACGTTGTTGCAAAAAATATTTATCAGGGCGTGCAGTCTGCGGTCACTGGATCCGGAATATCACAGAATTTTGGTACAGAAAAAGAAACAATTAGAGGACGAGCGTTGGAACCGATTACAGGACAGGCGGAAAAGATACAGTATATATTGTTAAAAATGAAAGGTTAAAAGGTGGCAAAAATGAGAAAAACAGTAGTAAACGAGTATGGAGTAAACATTGATTATGATTTTGCGGTATCTATGATGGATGACGATTTACGAGAGGAGATACACGGAGAGCTTGCACCGTGCACAGATCAGCAATTTTTTGATGAGTATGTAAAACGGCACGAGCAAAAATTTAATGAGGTTTGGGAGCTGGCAAAAGAAAACCCTTGTTATTAAATTTATTTTAACGGAGCCGAAGAAACTAAAATCAAAATATCGCAATCTATAAGCAGGTGTAACAGCCTGCTTTTCTTGATCTATTTTCACTGCGACATTTTAACGTGCTAAATTTTGTAGACAAATTGTAGACATTTTGTAGACGCAGATTAAATAAAAGGAGATTAAATTAAATAAAGGTTAGATAAAATAAAAATAAATAAGAGCAGAAAGACATTGTATAACCAAGTATATATAAATACTAGAGCTGACTGGCTGCCACCATGTACCCATCTGCAAAAATCACCTGGCTGTCTGTTAAAAAATCCCATTTGTCAAATTTGACCGGATGATATTTTTTAATCGCATGATTTTTATATACTCAGGATCACTGGCAGACATACCACCATAACAAATCGTCAAATGCGTAAAAGGTTGTTGTAGATTTATAAATAGCACTTATGGTATGATAAATGCAGTTAGGGAGCCGACGTTAATACGGTGCGAGTGACAGCGGTGTAAATCCACCCCCCCCCTCTCTGGATATGCAGCCGCCCAGATTGTAACCAAGACCACCGGAGCCGACAGACCGGAACCGATCAGAAGTCACTAGCTGATCACTTTTGTAAATTTATGTTTTACTTGATCCGTGGAGGAGATCAAAAGACATAGGTTTATTGAGTGATGCTTGTGATTTTTTTATTGCAGATTTTCAGGAGGTGTAGAGCGGTGCAGGACGTCAGAGAGATTCCAAACATTGACGAGATTAAAAAAAATATCCGTAAATACTTTGACGATTATTGTGCAGCTTATGGCATTGATGACATGAGATCACAACGGCAACCGGTTTTTAATGGAGCCATGCAATATATATATAATAATTATATAAGACCTAGTAATGTATTAAAAGATATACCCAAAAACGTAGTGGATAATAGTATTAACCAAATGTTAACCAACTACAATGCGTACAATATAGATCTGCTGTATGAGGTTTATTTATATCTTAGAGAGTTAGCCAACGCTTATGATATGACTGCTACAGCTGATACATTTAAGATATTAACAGGGATATCTAAACAGGCATTAAGTGCATGGAGGACTAAATCAAGTACATCGAGCATGGACGAGGTCAGAAAAGCTTTTGTAAATTGGTTAGATGATGCAGATTGCGATCAGCTTGTTGCTTTTAATCTGCGGAATGCTCTAGGAGCAACGGAACGATTAAACAACGACCACGGGAGGAAACAGACCACACAGCAAGAGATTGTACACAAGATAACTAGGACAGCCGACCAGCTCCCACGATTAGACACAAAATTTGGACAAAATACATCAATGTTGACCGATTCCGGAGCGTATGACGATAGCAATGTAGATGCAAATGATTAGCAACAACAACGGAAACATGCGGAAACATGGGATAGTTAAGAATGTGCCAATAAAGACTGCGTGAAAGATTAGTTTTGCGCATAGTTAAAAATGAAATGATGGCAACGGGGGAGGGGGTCTGACAGGATCAGTGAACAGCCCCTACTTAGTCCCTCAAATTTTCTCAAAAATAAAAAGGCCTTTAGGAGGTGTAACACATGATTTTCATTTACATAGTTTTAGCATGGATACTGTTTCAATTACAGGCTCCTGCATGGGTATATATCCTGTTCATCATCGGAGTATTTTTAAGAGCAGTAGTCACTGGTAGAGATTAAGCGTATGCAGATATTTGGGAAAGAGATTAAAGACGAATGTTCAAAATGCGGTGAAGTACTGCAATGCGAATTGTTTCTGCAAGGTCACGGAATCAAGAGAGACCGTGAGAACGTTACGGAAATGGTTAGCTGTCAGATGAAGCATCAAAAGAGCAGACTTGATAAAGAGCCTAAAGAAGATTTGCCAGTTAAGGAGAAATGCGAATTGCCACCTGAGATTAAAGAGATCTACACAGAAGTTTGGAAAATTCATAAAGAGTGCGCTAATCCGAAAACGGATGATGACTGGTCGTATCTTATTCGGCAAGGCAATCTGCTGATTAAAATGCATAACAATAGCCAGTTTGCTAAAGCACTGGTAATGGCAATGATCGATGAAATTGAAGGAAGGAAGAAGAAAAAATGCTTGGATTCATGATTTTAAAAATAATGACAACGTTGGTATTGACAGTTTTAGCAATATCTGCTTTATGGTATGCTCCAAAACAGAAAACAGCATCAGAAGGAGTTACTTTCTTCGCACTTGCAATGTTCCTTGCATTTGGAATAACTTTCATGTGGGTATAGCCTATGTGGTTACCGAAGATTATGCGAATTATCCCATATCACATTGTTGAATGGGTTAAATTCATAAAGCCATTGTTATTGCCGAATATCCGGTGTTGTGTTGGCATTGGATATGTGGCAGAGAAATCAAGGCATCAAGAGTGTATGTAGCCTGTGTGTGGGAAACGAAAAATGGAAATATGCGTTCGACAACACCAAGTTTTTCAAAGTACCGTGCACAGGCGTGAAAATTTTTTAGATAAAGCAATATAGGGTGTTTCACGAAAATAATCCGGGAGCAGATGGTCTCTCTCCCGGAGTTTAGGACTATCGCCAAGCGGTAAGGCACAGCACTTTGACTGCTGCATTCCCAGGTCCGAATCCTGGTAGTCCTGTTTCGCAGATGTTTTCTTCTTTCGGTCTTTGCCATCTGCGAATTGTCTTCCATACTTTTCCATTGGAGACACTCCTTTCACCTCATAGCGGAATGCTGTTAAGAGCCGTCGCAAGGCTCGTGAGGGTTTTCCACGTAACCGCTTGAAGCCTTGCAACCATATAGCGGTGAAAAACTTTATCTGCGTCGATAAGACGATACGGTGATTGCAATAATCTGTATTTAGCAGATAGGTGTGCCAGAAGTTTAGTCGTGGTTATACGGCACAGGTTTTGGGGAAATATGCATAGTGGCGATTGCAGCGGTCTGTAAAACCGTGACATTAGAAACACCGAAGGTTCGACTCCTTCTTTCCCCACGATGTTGGGTCGCTCCCAACTAGCAGGTAACTGGCGGATGTCCTGCAAAAATAAAAATAGCCATAAGTGTTGCGCTGTGTCAGCGCCTTAAATGTAGGCATACAGCTTATGGAAACGCACATTGGGATGTAGCGCAAATGGAAAGAGCAGTGTCCTTCTACGGCATAGGCTGTGGGTTCAAGTCCCATCATCCCAACTTTTTCATTCAATCCTAAAAGACGCTATTGGGCAGGTGCGTGGTTGATAGTCGTAACGGATGGATTGTTTCAAGAAATCGCACCATCAAGATGCAGTGTTCCCATAATGGTATTGGAACGGCTTGCTAAGCCGCCGGGCGTTTATTCGCCTTGTAGGTTCGAATCCTACACACTGCGTTTATACGAGTGGGAACGCATATCATTGTTCGCAGGGGGATATGCATAATTGTGAGTTGAGATACCTGTTCTAGCAATTAACCATGCTATATTTGCCGTATGTCCGGGTGGTGAGGGAGCGGTCTTGAAAACCGTTGGCTGTAAAAGGCTTGCAGGTTCGAATCCTGTGTACGGCGTTTATCTTTATCTCCACTTAGCCGGGTACTACTGCAATAGTTCCGGTCGATGGGAGATGTATGGATAGTAGTTGCTCATTATCGGTCAACGAAAAACACTTCTGCGAGTAGAATTTGCAGATTCAAAAGTAGTCGTACCTTGTTTGGGTCGGGTGGGTTCAACTCCCACGGCAACTATTCCCTGACTAAAACGTAAGCCACATATGTTTAGCGAAAACCAAGCCTATGAAGTAGAGAAAAAAACAAGACTGTGAGATTGTGGATAGTCAGTGACAAGTAGGCGGTGCACATTTGGTTATGGCAAGCGCAAGCCATAAAAGGTTTTTACGGTGCGATTCCCATGTATAGCTCCAGTGGCAGAGCGGCATCCGCATAGGATGTGTGTTGGCGGTTCGATTCCGTCTGCATGGGTTACGGAGGATATGAGGATGAATGGATTGAAAGATTATCAACCACAAACAGAAGCATTACGAAATTTTGGTATAGATGTTTCAAAAGAAGCGGTAGATAAGTACGCTTTGGAAAATTTTGGAAGAATACCGCAAAGTTTTATTGAAAGAGATTTTGCAAGGAACTGTAAAGTGATGGAAGAAAGCAGAAGGATTGTGAAATAAAATGAAAGACACGATATTATACATCAGTGATAGAGAAGAAAGAGTAGTAGATTTCTTAAAATATCTTCAAAAGAAACTGGAAGATAATAAAAAGTGGTGCGATTTAGATTATCAGCACGATATTTTAAAAACTGAAAATTATGATATTGTTGGAAAATCATTTTATGGAAGTCGTTTAGGTGTTGGATATGGGAATTGTTTATATTACTGCATCGATGAAATAATTGACAAAAATAGAATGACAGAAAAAGATAATGAAAAAATAAAGGAAATTTTGGTTCATGTCAGAGAAGGAGCAAAAGAAGTATCCGAACTGGAAATATTGTATATGCTTGGTTTGGTGTAAAAACAGGAAAATACTTGAAAAATAAATGAAGATACATACCGCCGCATAAAAGACTTGCGGTGCTAACCTAGAAAAATTATAGGCAGAGGTCTATAAGCATCTCTGCGACAGCGTGGAGGTGCTTTTTCTTTTGGCAAGTCAGAGCCTTATATCGGCAGTAAACAGCTATGACAATTACATACAGCGCAAGGGAATTGATGAACAGGTCATTGATGCGTATATAGAAGCCTGCAGAGTGGCTATAAACGGTGAAAAGGATATAGCTTATGGCTTACAGATAACAAACCGTTCTAAAGGCATTGTAGAGCGTTTCTGCATGGAAAGAACCGGAGGAACAATATGGGATTTGGAAAAGTATTCCTTCGCAAACAAGACACACTATTCACTGACAGATAAATTGTACGATATTCTTCTACTAGAAGCACAAAATAAGGTTGTGGACAGTGCCTACCGATACTTGGAAAAGAAAAGAGAACCTAGAGAGCGGTTCTATATGCCACGTAGAAAGCAATTTCTTAAAATCGGTCTCATGGATGCCATTCAAGGCATGATTGATGATATATACGACATCCTCTGCGTGTCTCTTATACCTGGTGCTGGAAAAACCACGGTCGAGAAAATACTGAATGCGTTGGTAGCAGGATGGTTTCCGAGAGATTTCAACCTTTTTTACTCCCACAGTGGAGACATTACACGTATGTACTATGATGGTGTGTACGATATTTGCACAAATTCTGACGAGTACACTTGGAATGAAATTTTCCCAAATCTTTCCGTTACCAGTACTAACGCAAAAATGGAACAGTTTAACATCGGCAAATATAAACCATTTCCATCCGTTCAGTGCACATCCGTAGGAAGTAAAAATGCTGGTAAAGTACGTGCATCAAAGTTTTTGTTTGTAGATGACATGATCGGTGGCATTGAAGAAGCTATGAATCCTATAATTTTGGATAAATTGTGGGACAAGTATGCGGTAGATGCAAGACAAAGAAAGACACAAGATACTGACGGAAAGAATTGCAAAGAGATCCATATTGCTACCAGGTGGAGTGTAAATGATGTAATCGGTCGGATCCAAAATATGTATGAAGGGAATCCGAGAGTAAAAGTAATTGCAGTTCCGGATATTGACCCCAAAACAGGATTAAGCAATTTTGACTATGAATTTTCCGGATTTACGGTTGCTTTTTTTGAAGATCAACAATTACTCATGGATGAAATCTCTTATAGGTGTCTTTACAAGCAAGAGCCTATTGAACGTGAGGGATTGTTATTTCCGGAAGAAAAAATCAGACGTTATCTTAATCTGCCACATGGGGAACCGGAAATTATTATCGGGCAATGCGATACCAAGGGAAAAGGAACCGACTTTTTTGTTCTTCCGGTATTGCAAAAGTATGGAGAAGATTATTACTGCGTGGATGCTGTTTGTGACAATACTGCAGATTATGAGATGCAGTATGAAAATGCTGCAAATGTACTTGTTAATAATAAAGTGCAAGAGTGCGAATTTGAGCGTAATGCCGGCGGTGACCGTGTGGCAATGGAAGTAAATAAGCGTGTAGAGAGTAAAGGATGGATATGCAACATCACAGACACACCGACAGAGACAAACAAAGAAGCAAGAATTTTCCAGTGCTCTAACTGGATTTTACAACACGTAATATTCAAAGATCCATCATTGTATAAGCCTAACGAACCATACGGTGTAATGATGTCGTTACTGAAAAGGTATTCTGTTTCAGGAAAAAAACAGTTAGATGATGTGCCTGATGTATTTTCAAACTTTGCATTGCGAATTACAAACGGAAACAGGGTAGCAAAAGTAGAAGCAATTCAAAACCCATTCTCTTTCGGACGGAGGTATTGATTATGGTGACTAAAGAGGTTTTATCTCAATACATAGATTTACAGGAAGAAATCAAAGAAGTACAGCAGAAGATTAAAAAACTTGAATCGGATATCAGAAAAATTGAATCGGATGGGAATGTTGTTGACAGCGTATCAGGTGGATGCGGCGGCACTGAACATTTTCGTATTGAAGGATTCCCTTATCCAGAGTACAGCAGAAAACGGACACTGCTTTATTCCAGAAAGGCTACTTTACAGCTTTTAGAGGACGATTTACTGCAAAAGAATAATGAAGTCGAAGAATTTATTGCAAGCGTTCAGGACAGCCGTATAAGACGGATCATAAATTTACGATTTATTGAAAAATTATCATGGAACAAGGTTGCTGATAGAATCGGTGGTGGAAACACAGAGGATAGCGTAAGAAAAGCATTTGATCGTTATATGGCAAATTAAAATAATACGGAGGTATAAAAATGGCAAAATATAGAAAGATACCTATTATTGTTGAAGCTATTAGATGGAATGGCATTAACTTAGATGAAATAAAAGCATTTGTTGGGAAATCACTTATATATGAAATTATCGATGATGCTTGGAGAGCAGGAAAAACTTCACCTCATGTAATCATGAAAATAAAAACTTTAGAGGGATATATGAACGTATCTATAAATGATTTTATAATAAAAGGAGTAAATGGAGAATTTTACCCTTGCAAGCCTGACATTTTTGAAAAAACATACGAAATAGTATAGTTCCATATAAACTTGTCCGATATGTCCGATTTTTCCGTGATACTATTAAGATGCAGAAAGATTCCAAGATATTTTTCATTTTCTCCTCAGATCATGTGAAGACTACAGAAGTACCGCTCTTATCAGCAAGGGCGGTATTTTTGTGCGCAGAAAAGAGGTATTTATGATTTTTAACCAAAAAATTAGAGTGTACTGTCCGGGATGCGGACGGTTGGTCGGTGAATGCAGTTCAAAATCACACATCGACAAGACATATAAGTGCCGAAATTGCAATAAAATGGTTGTTTACCATACGGAGACCGGAGAACGTGAAATCAAGAAACTTCCAAAAAGAGACCAGAGCAGCGGAATGACATTTATGTAGGTGAAAATATGAACACTATGAAATTTCAAGACCTTGTAAAGGGTTGTCACGGTAGAAAAATTGCATATACGGATGTGGAGCAGATAACCGAAGACAACATTGTAAAGGTTATCGGTGATTGCATCGGTGTTTTTTATTACAATAAGCCAGTTATCAAGTACTTGTGGGAGTACTACAAAGGAGATCAACCGGTACTATACAGAACAAAGCTGTCAAATGAGGATATCACCAATCGAGTAGTAGAGAACCATTCTTTTGAATGGGTGCAATTCAAGGTCGCTCAGACTTACGGAGAGCCTATTCAGTTTGTCAGCAGAAAAGATGATGAAGCTGTAAATAAGGCAGTAGATGAACTGAATGATTACTTAGCAGATGCAAATAAGCACGAGAAAGACATAAAAGCTGGTGAGTGGCAGTCGGCAACCGGAACATCATTCAAAGCTATTCAGATTGTGAATGGAGATGTGCCTATCCGTGTGGTCGCACCTAATCCTCTGAACACGTTTGTCATTTACAACCGCAGTTCCGAAGAACCGATTTTGGCGGTACAGGAATTAAAAGATGAAAATGGAGAGTGGTACAAACTCTGCTACACAGAATCCTATGAATGTAAGATAAAAAACAGTGCGGTTGTTTCTGATACATGGAAACTTCATGGATTTGGTGGCATTCCGATTGTAGAATTTCCGAACAACCATGAGCGGTTGTCTGATATTGAACTTGTTATAGATATGTTGGATGCAATCAATAATACACAGTCAAACAGAATGGATGGCATAGAGCAGTTTATCCAGGCATGGTACAAATTTGTAAACTGCGAGATTGACGAAAAAGAGTTCAAAAAAATGAAAATGAACCATGCGTTGGTTGTAAAGTCCATCAATAAAGACAATAAGTCTGATGTGGATGTTATGTCTCAGGAGCTTGACCAAACACAGACACAGGTCTCCAAGGATGATTTAACAGACAGCGCACTTTCAATTTTGGGAATACCGAACAAGCAAGGAAACACTGGCGGTGATACGCAGGGTGCGGTTGAGCTGAGAAACGGATGGGATTTTTCAAAATCAAGAGCAAGGCTTAAGGATCCGGTTGTTAAAACGGCAGAAAAGAGACTGGCCAAGGTTGCACTGAATGTTATCCGCATTAAGAAAGAGGATCTGAAAATCACTCTTAGAGATTTTGATGTGCAGATCAATCACAGTCCACAAGATAATATGTATACCAAGTCGCAGACATTACTGCAACTTCTGCAGTGTGGTATTCATCCTCTTATTGCAATCAAAACGGTTGGACTTTGGGGAGATTGTGAAAAGACTTTCAACCTTTCCAAACCTTACCTTGATGCACTGTGGAAAACTGCTGACATTATCAACATGGAAGAGCAGATGGCAAAAGCACAGGAAATTGTAAAACAAATGCAAAATAAGACAGTTGCCTAGAAATAGGTAGCTGTCTTTATTTTATAAAAATTCGCAATGCCGTGAGCGTATAAACCGGCAATGTCAACCGGTGTCGTTGCACCGTAAAAAAACGTAGGACATAACGGAGGTAATTTATGAAGAGAGAAGATTTAGCAGCAATGGGATTAACTGATGAACAGATTGAAAAGGTTATTGCCGAAAACGGCAAAGATGTTCAGACGGCTAATGCTAAGGCAACAAAAAACAATGCTGAACTGGAACGGTTACAGGGCATCGAAAAAGAATTTAATGCCATGAAAGACCAAAATCTTTCCGAACAGGAAAAGGCAGCAAAGCAGTTAGAGGAAGCAAATAAGCGTATCGCAGAGTTGGAAAAAGCACAGACTTTAGCGACCCAGCGTACAAATGCGGCTGACAAATTCAAAATTACATCAGAACAGGCGGCAAAGGTTGTAAAGGATGACGGAAGTTTTGATTTTGATGTTCTCGGAAAAATTATCTCTGATAAGGAAACCGCTGCGGCACAGGCTAAAGAGCAGGAGATTGCGAACGGATCTACTAATCCTGGAGGTGGAAGTGCTGGCGGTGGAAAAAATGACACAAAAACAGAAGCCGAAAAAGCGGCTGAAAAAATTGGCAAGACTTTAGCTGGAACAAACAAAGAAGCTGAAGCTGTAGTCAATCAGTACTTATAAGGAGGTACACAAAATGAAATACTCTGAAACAAATGTAACTACCCAGTTAGAAATTCTTAAGAGAAAGCTGGGCGGCGAGTTATTTGTTCCTATTAAACTGGATGCAAGTGCTTTCACTAATGGTGTGTGCAAAGCTGGTAATCCTATTAGTGCGGCAGGAAAAAAAGTAAATGGCGGAAGCACCGATGGTGCAGCAGTAGGTATTTTGCTTAACGATGTTTACGATAGCAACCCCAACGGAACTATCATTAAGGCTTTTGCCTGTGTAAATGAAGCAAATGCTAACGCAAATGCAGGTATTACCATTGCCGATGGTGTAAAGACAGGATTATCACTGATTGTATTTGAATAACTGAAACCGACTACAGACAGATGTAGCCGCTGACCGCTGAAAGATAGCGGTAGAAAGTGAGGAAATAATGAACATTAGAGATGCCTACAATGCGAAAGCAATCGCACTTGTGCATACAGAAGTTGCAAGTAATAAAATTGCATATCTTGGTTCCGGCTTATTCCCCGCCAAGAAGAAAATGGGACTGGATTTGAAGTGGATTAAGACTTCTAAGGGACTTCCTGTTACCCTGAAAGCATCTAATTTTGATGCAGTTTCCACTATCAGAAGCCGTGAAGGATTCAAGATGCAAGAGACAGAAATGGCATTCTTCCGTGAATCTATGATTATCAAAGAACAGGACGAACAGGAAATCATGCGTATTAAGGACAGCACAGACCCTTACGCAGCAGAAGTATTAAGCAGAATTTTTGATGATGCAAATACTCTTGTGGAAGGTGCTGATGTAGTTCCTGAACGTATGATTATGCAGCTGTTAGCACCTACAGAAGATGGTTCTCCTAAGATTTCCATTCAGGCTGATGGTGTTGCTTATGAGTACAACTACGATCCTAGCGGCACTTATAAGCAGAACAACTATGCAGTATTGTCTGAGACCACAGATAAGTGGAACGATACCGAAAATTCCGATCCGCTGGATGATGTAAGTGTTGCTCTTGATGCTGTTGAAGCAGCAACCGGAGAAAGACCTTCCATTATGATTGTGTCACGTAAGACTATGGACTATCTTAAGCAAAATAAAAAGATTAAGTCTGCAATATTGGCACAGAATGTTACTGCTAACATTCTGATGACTGATGCAAGAGTTAAGGAAATTTTCTCTAACGAACTTGGTATCAGCATTATTGTTTACTCTAAGCAGTACAAAAACGAATCCGGTGTAGCAACCAAGTTTTATCCTGATGGATATGCAACCTTGATTCCTTCCGGTGCACTTGGAAATACCTGGTACGGCACTACTCCTGAAGAGCGCACTTTGATGGGTAAGCCTACCGCAGATGTTTCTATTGTGAACACTGGTGTTGCTGTTGCGGTTTCTGTTTCCGAAGACCCTGTACAGACTAAGACAACCGTGTCTGAAATCGTACTTCCTTCCTACGATAGAATGGATAGCACCTATGTAATTAAGTGCTACTAATCGGAGGTATGCTGATGAAATTTGATTACAAAGTCAAATACAAAGGCAAATGGTATCTTCCGGGAGAAGAAATCCCGGAAGATACCGGCACCGAAGTAAAAGAAGAAATCCCGGAGGAAACCGCATATAATAAGACGGAAATCAACCGTATGTCTACGGCAGACTTGCAGAAGTTAGCCGCAGAACACGGTGTTTCCGGTGCTGAAGAAATTAGTGGTGCGGAACTGAAAAAAATTTTGATTGAAAAGTTTGGATTGTAGAGGTAAATCATGGCAGATTACACAACTTTGGAGCAAGTAAAAATCAGATTGAAACAATTTCATATTGATTCTAAAAGCTCCAAGGTTGTTTTTGACCATTTGGAAGAAAACCCTCTTTTGGAACAACTTATCAGTCAAGCAGAAGCCGACATCAGAGCAAAAAGAATGTACCCGGAAAGCTACACAGAAGAGAAGATTGCCACTGATATTGAAAAATTTCAGTCTGTGGTGGTTAATCTTGTCGTGTACGACAGGTCACAAGCCGGTGAAAACTTCATGGCAAGCTATTCAGAGAATGGAGTGTCAAGAACATGGAGAGACCGTGAGGATCTGTTTGTTGACGTATTTCCATTTGCAAAAATTTTCTAACCCCATCGAAATCGAGGGGGTTAGAAGATTGTGCGTGACCATATTACTGATTTCGGTAATAAGGTTGCAGGCGGCACACTTTAAGGGTGGTGGGCGGTGTGCCAACAAATAAACAGTTAGGAGATATGAAGTGAAAGAATTTTTATTACAGACGTATACGATTGTTCTGCCTATTTTATTAGGCTACATCGTCTGGCTCCTAAAGCAGCAAAAGAAAGATAGGGATGCGAACAGCAAGGGAACAATGCTTCTTTTGCGTGTGCAACTTATTGATTATCACGATAAGTACATGAAGTTGGGTGAAATTCCAAGCTATGCGTATGAAAACTTTGTTGAAATGTACAATGCTTATCATGCGCTAGGTGGCAATGGAATGGCTACCAAAATGTACGATGAAATCAAAGAAATAAGATTAAAGAACGGAGGTAAGGAATAATGGATTTTTCACAGGTAGGAACTTGCGTGGCAATCGTGGTTATCTGCTATCTTGCCGGAATTGGTGCAAAACTTATTCCGTTTATTAAAGATAATTACATCCCGGTAGTTGTCGGCATTGTCGGTGGCATTCTCGGAGTAGTAGGAATGTATGTAATTCCAGACTTTCCAGCAAATGATGTACTAAATGCTATTGCGGTCGGCATTGTTTCCGGATTGGCAAGCACCGGGGTAAATCAGATTTACAAACAGGTGAAGAAAGATGCTTGACATTAACAAGCAGGACATGAAGTACTCACGGCAGGGAGAAAAAGTCACGATTTATAACCGTGACAAAAACGGTAACATTATTTACGATGAAGTGGCAGGTGAAAAAATTCCGTCAATCAAAGGAACGATTACGGAATTTTTAGAACCCGTCCTTTTTTCTGCCAACATCAGCAATAAGCTGTCGGAAGTACTGGTAAAGGAATTTGGTATTGATGATTCCAGTTCGTATTGTCAGATTGTGACCGACAAGGGATATTTGCCGATTAAGGCAGGGGATGTTATCTGGAAGAAGTCAGAAGTAGGTCGTGACGATGACGGACTTGTGGACAGCAAGACTGCGGACTATGTTGTCAAAGGCGTTGCAGACGAGGGACTGACAGCAGATTTGTTCTTGTTACAGAAAACGGTGAAGTGATATGGAAGATAAGAAAATCAATGTTTTGGGAACAGAATATAGCATCATGTTTCGCACAGAGGAAGAAAATGCAGAATTAAAAGAATGTAATGGTTATTGTGATTATTCTTCCAAAGAAATTATTGTGCTGAAAGATAAAAGAAAAGATGATGATATCAAAAATTTTATATGGATGCGCAATAAAACTGTAAGGCATGAAATTGTCCATGCGTTTTTGAGTGAAAGTGGATTATTAAACAACACAAACAATGTTGAGTGCGGTTGGTCTTTTAACGAAGAAATGGTGGACTGGATAGCAATTCAGTTTCCTAAAATGATGAAGATTTTCCAAGAACTTGAAGTTTTGTAAGGTATTGAACTATGGGGAAGACGATTGAACTAAATCTATTCAGCGATAAGTCCATACAGAACGCTATAAAGACTCTTAGAGACTACGAAAACAGCTTGACCTATAAATGTAGGCTACTGGCTGAAATGTTGGCTGAAAAGGGCGTAGAAGTGGCTAGGATAGAGGTCACAAGTTTAGATGCTATCTTCACTGGTGATTTAATGCGAAGCATTCATGCAGAGCATATAGGGAACATAAAAGGCGGTGGAATCTGGGCGGTCGTTGCTGATGATAAATCCGCTGTTTTTGTGGAATTTGGTACACTTGGTAGCATTGGTGGCAAAAAAGAATATCCGTATCCGTTGCCGGACGGTGTTCAGTGGAAATACGGAAGTGGTTCAAACATTATTCAGTTGTCAAACGGTCAATATGGCTGGTTCTACAAAGGCGATGACGGAAAAGTGTACTGGTGTGAGGGCATGGATAGCAGACCATTTATGTACTTGACAGGTATCGAACTTGAAAAAGATGTAGTGAAAGTGGCAATGGAGGTGTTCGGTAATGGCGGTTAATGAATATCAATGGGTATCAGATTTCAAAGTCAAGATTGCATCATACTTGAAAATGAAAATACCGCAGAGCCATCATAAAGCGTATGTAACGGACAAAAGCAAGGATTTGTCAGAACCCACATTCCCCACAGTTTACTTTCATGCTATGCCGTTTACAGAGACAGGACAAGACCTTGAAGGACGGTCTATCAATGGAATCACAGCATCGTACCAGGTGGATGTGATAACAAAAAAAAGTCAGGAAGAAGCTGAAGCTATCATGGCTACGGTTGCCGGACTTTTCAAGCGTTTGCGGTTTCAGATAACGTCCATGCCGGAGTTTAGCAATACTCCGCAGAAAACATACAGAAGCACAGCACGGTTCAGAAGAAACGTAGATGCTGATGATATATTGTAACTATTGACAGAGCCTACTGGCTCTATTTTTTTATGCAAATTTGGAGGTAAATATGGCTACTGGTTTAAAATCAAGAATTGCCTATAAAGAGCCTAGTTCTAGTGCTGCTACTGGTGAGTACTGGGCAGGAACTTACAAACTGCTCATGAGAGCAAAAAGTATTCCTTCACCGTTCGGAAGTCAGAACATGGTTGATACTTCTACACTGGAAGATTTGGTCGAAACACAGGAAATGGGTCGTAGAGCCGCTAACAGTATGGAAGTGCAAGGGGCATTTGAGAAAAAGTACAAGGATGAAATGGTGACAAACGAGGGAAAGAAACTCGATTTCATCATCCTGTATGGAACTGACGGAAAAGGCTCAGAGGGTATTTGCGCATTTATCGGTCAGGAAAGTTTTGCACCGGACGAAGCAACAGACGATCATCTGACCGGAACTGCTACGATTGCACAGGCTACTGTGCCGAAGTGGATTGAAGATAATTACACTGTTGCAGTAACAGAGGATGAAAACGGTTATCCCACAGCAATTACACTGACAAAAAAATAGAAAGTCAGTCAGAAACAAATAACACTGCCGTGGCTGACTTTGACGAAACGGTAGACGAACCATTGATTTAGGCAAAAGAGAGCCGTCTTCGGGCGGCTCCTTTCCAACAAAAGGTTGGGGAAAGGATAAATTATGTTGACTGTAAAATTTGGAGAAAAGGAACTTAACATTAAATTCGGTTACGAAGCAACCGTAAAGAACAACATTATTAAGAAACTGGCAAACCTCGAAAAACAAGAAGATGGCATTGAATCCGTGAACAACATTCTCATGTTGCTCCCGGAATTGATTCTTGTCGGTTTGCAGAAATTCCATTCTGATGAATATGGTTTTGATCCTTACAACAAAGAGCAGAAAGAATCGAAGTTAAGTGAGGTTTACTCCATGCTTGATGATTATTTTGATTCTGATGAATCTGATATTCAGAAGTTGTTTGCTGATGTGCAAGGAGAGTTGCTTGAAAATGGTTTTTTAGCAAAGCTCCTGAAACAGGAGCAGGAGAAGAACCCCAAGAAAGCGGAGAAGAAGTCAGAGAACTAACATGGGAAATATACTGTAAAGAAGTAAGACCTATGTGGCTTTTATACACAAAAGGGTACGGATTTTCAGTGAAAGATATAGATTCTTCCTGCCCTGCGGATTTAGAACCTTATGCAGAAGCATACAAGTTAGAAATAAAGCAGAGAGACACAGAGATGTGGTCTTGGTTTGGAAATTATGGTATATCTGCATTTGGTGTAGCAATAGACAATTGCTTTAGTAAAAATGCAAAGTCAGAGTATATCAAAAATCCGATCATGAAAGAAAGAAAAAAAGAACCGGCTTATAAGGAATCTAATGAAGAAATTGCAATATGGGAAATGAAACAAAGAATTAAAGCATTAAGAGAACAAGGATTACCGGAAAGTCCGGATTAAGGAGAAACAAACATGAGTTTAACAGGAATTGATGTGTCCGCATACCAGGGGACAATTAATTGGTGGGCGGTAAAACAGAACGGTATTGATTTTGCTATTCTGAAAGTCATCCGTAAGGATTTGAACCCGGACAAGAAGTTTGAAGAGAACTGGAAAGGTTGTAAAGAGCACAATGTCCATGTGCACGGAGTATATGAATACGGATATATTACAACGGTTGCAAAATCACGATCTGATGCAAGAAGAGTGCTTACTATTCTTAATGGCAGAAAAGTGACAGTATATCTTGATGTTGAAGATGCTGTTATGAAAGGTCTTGGCAAAAATATTATTTCCATTATCAATGCTTACGGCAAGGTCATCACAGACGCAGGATTGCCATTCGGTGTATACACTGGGGAAAGCTTTTACAAGACATACATTAAGCCTTATGACGGTGTGAGTTATCCCATGTGGATTGCACGGTACGGAAAGAATAACGGAAAGTGTGATGTGAAGTATCAACCGCAAGTACCGAACATGGTAGGCTGGCAGTATACTTCTAAAGGGCGTGTAGGCGGCATTGCAGGAAATGTGGACATGAATGTATGGTACAAGGAATTAGAAGCCGTACAGGGCAATAAGAAAGCGTACAGCAACCATTACGCAGAACCGACAAGACTGTTGAAGAAAACAGTTCCTTGCATGAGAGGTGATGATGTGCGGTGGTTGCAATTTGCACTTATTCATCATGGTTGCTTATCTGCGGTGAATGCAAAGGGAAAGAGCAACATTGACGGAATTTTAGGCAAAGACACAGCAACGGCAATCGGAGTATTCCAAAAGAAAGTCGGAATCACGGTTGATTGCAAGTGCGGTGCGGTTACGAGAGAATATCTTAAGAAATGATTTTAGGAGCGGTAGGTGTCACAGCTTACCGCTCTTTTTCTTGGAAGTGGCAGACACTTCCTTTTTTTATTGCGGTAAAGGCGGTGCGGTATGGCAGATATTGATATTGATGATCTTCAAATAAAAATAAGTGCGGATGCGAACAAAGCCAGTAGTGCACTGAACAAACTTGCATCGAGCCTTACGAATTTTCAGAGAAGCTTGTCCATTGATACATCCAAATTGACAAGCATTTCTAATAGCATACAGAGTATTGCAAATGCCGCAAATTCCATGAATACGAGTGGAATTAAGAATATCTCCACACTGACAAATTCTATTAACAGAATGGGAAAAATAGATACAAGCGGATTAAGCAGGATTTCTTCTACACTGAAGACTTTTTCTGCAGACATGGCAGGAACTAAAGTAGATGGAGTAGGGGACATTGCAAGCATAGCATCTTCGATTTCAAGACTTGGTGGTGTGGCATCCGGCAGAGCAATCACAAACATTCCTTTACTGGCAAAAAATTTGAAGCAGTTATTTACAACTCTTTCAACCGCTCCGAATGTCAGTGAGAACATTATCCGCATGACAAATGCACTGGCAGGACTGGCATCTACTGGTGCGGCATCCGGAAGAGCCGCAAACTCTTTAGGACGAAATCTGAACACTTATACGACAAGTGCGAAAAGAGCCACAAAGAGCACATTCAGCCTTGCTGCGGCTTTCGGCAAATTCTACGCAACATATTTCCTTGTGATCCGTGGAATTAAAAGCCTGTGGAAGTCCATAGAGGGAACTACGGACTATATCGAAGCATTTAACTACTACACGGTAGCATTTAACAAAGTCGGAAAGGAATGGGGAAAGGATTTTGAAAAATTCGGTTACGACAACGCAGAGGATTATGCGCAGAGTTTCGGAAACCGTGTAAATGAACTGCTTGGTAAAATGTCCGGTCTGAAAGTAGATGTAGACGGTGGATTGATTTCTGAAAGCGGAATGAAGAATCTGGGACTGAATTTACAAGAGATCACGCAGTATGCTTCACAACTTGCATCTATTACCAACTCTTTAGGGCAGACCGGAGAAGTCACTACGGCAATTTCAAAGTCCATGACAATGCTTGCTGGGGACATTTCATCTCTGTTTAACGTGGATTTCAGTACAGTTGCAACAAACTTACAGTCCGGTTTGATTGGTCAGTCAAGAGCACTGTATAAGTATGGTATTGATATCACGAATGCCACATTACAGACCTATGCTTACAGATACGGCATTGAAAAAGCTGTCTCTGAAATGTCACAGGCAGAAAAACAGCAGTTGCGTCTACTGGCAATCTTAGACCAGTCCAAAGTATCATGGGGAGACTTGGCTAACACGATCAATTCACCCAGCAACATGATCCGTCAGTTCACAAACAATGTAAAAGAAGCCGGTATGGTACTAGGTCAGTTATTTATTCCGGTATTGCAGAAAGTACTTCCTGTCATAAACGGTGTCGTTATTGCGATTAAAAGATTGCTTGTCAGCGTTGCAAACTTAATGGGTATCAAGATTGACTTTTCGTCATTCGGTCAAGGTGTATCCGGGTACAATGAGGATTTGGAAGACACGGCAAATGCGCTGGATAAAGTGGGAACAAGCGCAAAAAATGCTCAAAGCGGAATCAGAGCATTTGATAAATTGAAAGTTATTTCCACACCAAAATCCAGCGGTTCAGGAAGTGGTGCTGGTGGAGCAGGAATTGACCTTACCAAAGAAATCATGGATGCTACTGCTGAATACGAAAAAGTATGGCAGGAAGCATTTGACAAAATGCAGAATACGGCTATGGGTTGGGCTGACAAAGTAAGCAAGGTGTTTAAGCCTGTAAAAGATATTATAGAAGATCTGGCATATGCATTTAAGTTTGATTCTGATGCTTGGTTTAAGGTTGCCGGAATGGATACATCCAAACTGGTAACTGGTATTTTTGACTGGTTCACAAGAGCAATAGATTCTGTGGACTGGGAAAAAATCGGAAGACACATAGGTAGTTTCTTGGACGGAATGGATTGGACAGCAATCTTTACATCTGCCGGAAATTTCATTGAAACTGCCATAGATGCGTCAATCGACCTGTGGAAAGGAAGTTTTGATGCTGCACCAATTGAAACTACGATTTTGACAGCAATAGGTCTTTTGAAATTCACTGGATTGGGAGATATACTGTGGAAAGCAATTAAAGATTCTATTATCTTGTCAATGGGCGGTAAGGCAGGAGCAGGAATCGGAGAAACAATTCTCGGAAATCTATTAGGAACTGGAGCAGCAACAGGAGCAGAGGGAGCGGCAGCAGGAGTAACCGGATTGTTTGGTGGTATTAGTGCAGGAGCAGTAGCGGCAACAGCGGCTATCACAGCGGTTGTAGCAGGACTTGCGCTTGTATATGCGACAAACGAGGATGTTAGAAAGAGTTTCAAGGAATCAATTTCAGCCATTGCGGATAATCTCACTCCTGCAATGGAGTTTTTAACAACAACGGTTATACCAAATCTTCAGAGCGCGTGGACAGGGCTTGTAGATGTCCTCACTCCGATAGGAGAATTCTTGAAGACTGCATTCACAAGCATATGGCAGGATATGCTAAATCCGGCATTAAAATATGTTGGTGAAGAAGTACTTCCAAAACTGCAGAGTGCTTTTGAAAATCTTTGGAATGGAGTGCTTGTTCCGCTTGGAACATTTCTTGGAAATATCTTAAAGCCTGCAATTCAAATTGTTGCGGACATACTTACAATGCTTTGGCAAAATGTAGTAGTTCCTTTGGCACAAGCATTAGGAAGTGTTTTAGGAGCGGCATTTGATGCAATAGTCGATACCATGAATTTTGTGGTTGAGCAAATAAAACCAGTAATAGAAGTGTTCAACTTCTTATGGGACAATGTTTTATCTCCAATAGTCACTCATTTGTGGGAAGATTTAAAACCTGCTTTTGAAACTGTATTCAAGGCAATAGGAAACATTATAGAAAATCTTGGAACAAAATTAAAAGGATTAATAAATTTTGTTTCGGGTGTATTCACTGGAAATTGGAGAAAAGCTTGGGACGGAATAAAAGATATTTTCAAAGGAGCGTTTAATAGCCTTGTAACTATAGCAGAAGGTTGCGTAAATCTTATAATTGATGGAATAAATGCATTTATTGATGGGTTTGGATTGATTAGCGGTATATCAGAAGCTATAGGAATAGGTTTTAATCCAGTACAAATTCCTAAAATAAATATTCCTAGATTCGAGACAGGCGGCTATGTTCCGAGCCGATACACAATGTTCATGGCCGGAGAGAATGGAGTGCCGGAAATTGCCGGAACTGTAGGCGGTAAAACAGCTGTTGCTGGTGGAGTTGAAATCACTGGAATCAAAGATACTATTAATTCCACGGCACAACAGGAAATTGCACTTCTGAAACAGAATAATCAGTTACTGCAAGGAATACTTGAAAAAGAGTTTGGAATAACAACCGATCAAATTGGAATTGCCGCAAGACAATACGGTCAAGAGCAATTTAACCAAAAACACAAGAATGTATATGTATTTTAACACGGACAGCACTCTGAAAATGGGTGCTGTCTATTTTTATTGAAAAAAGGCGGTGAATATATGTCAGCATACCAAGGATGGCTTTTAAAAATTGGAGATTACGTTATTGACCAGTCAAGATTTATAGCCGCTGAAAGTTATCAGCCGGCTGTAAATATGCAAGATGTAGACCCGTGGCCTGATGCAAATGGATACGTACATAGAAATGCTGTGGAGCTAAAAGCATTAAGTGTTGATTTTTCCACGCCTGCGATGCTGACGGATGACGATTTGCAAGAGTTACTGTCCGGGATACGAAGCAACTTTATTGATGCAACGGAACAGGGGTGCTATATCACAGCATACATTCCATTTTTAGGTCAATACGTCACGCAATACGGATATATGGCTGATATAAAGCCTACGATCTATGGAACATATAATGGGGAGATTAAGTACAATCAGATAGAATTTTCATTTGTCGGAGGTGTAGCGAATGAGTAACTATACCTATGCGGATTTGTTTGATAAAAGCGCATCCAAAAAGGAAATCACGATTGAAACAGAGGACAAGTCTGTAAAAATCACCAACAGCGAAATCCATTTTGAACAGTTTGAATTAAAAGAAATACTATGTGATGATGATTACCTTACATTTGGACAGTGCAATGCATCACAGTTAAAATTCAAAATTTCCAACGTGTTCACAAGCATGATTGGGAAACAGATAAATGTTTCTGCTGTGATTAATGGACATACTGACACACCATTTATTTTCGGCAAATACCGTGTCGTTTCAGATAAACCAACAGATGATAAGCGTTACAGAAATGTGACGGCATATGACGCCATATACGATATTGGAGAATCAGAAGTATCTTCCTGGTATAACGGATTGAAATTTCCTCTGACCTTAAAGAAGTTCAGAGACAGCTTTTTTTCATATTTTGGCGTTGAGCAAGTAGCAACTACATTACCTAATGACAGCATGGAAGTGGCAGAAACCATAAAACCAAGCGAACTTTCTGGCCAGACGGTCATGGAAGCAATCTGCTCGATAAATGGATGTTTTGGCCACATTAACCATGATGGAAAATTTGAATATGTTTTCCTTAAAGAAATAATATCCGGTTTATATCCACAGAAAGGATTATATCCACAGAAAGGATTATACCCTAGAAAAGGTTCTGAAAAAGAAAAGGTTACTGGTGGAAAATACAAAACTGTTAAATATGAAGATTTTGTTTGCCAAAAAGTTACAAAAGTGCAGATAAGACAATCAGAAAATGATATTGGTGCAGTTTACCCGGATACAGAGATTACCGAGAACGACAACAGTTATATTTTGCAAGATAATTTCCTTGTTTATGGAATGGGTGCAGATGCCCTAGAAACGGTTGCAAGAAATCTGTATGAGGTTATTAAAGTTGTAAAATATAGACCTTATAACTGTGAAAAAATAGGAAATCCTTGTTTGAGCCTTGGAGAAGCAGTCAATGTATATACGGCTAAAGAAATCATAGAAAGCTATGTGTTGAGTAGAACATACAAAGGAATCCAACAACCGATAGACACCATATCAGCAAGCGGAAAATCTCAAAAGTACAGTGAACAGGTAAATGGCATTAACAAAAGTATAATTCAACTCCGTGGAAAGACTAATGAGTTAGAGCGTAATGTAGAAGAGACCCGGTCCGAAATCAAGGATGTAGAGAATGGACTGGATACAAAGATTACACAAAACGCAGGAAAAATTGAAGCAGAAGCAAAAAGAGCAACAGATACAGAAGTAGAATTGGCAGCGGCGATATCTTTGCAGGCAGACCAAATTAAATTAAAAGTATCAAAAGGCGATGTCAGTTCGCAGTTGAGCGTTGAGAGTGGACAGGTAAGTATTTCTGGAAACCGTTTTGTATTGGAAGCAGATAACTGTAGCATATCAGAAGATGGAACTATAACAGCTAAAAATGCAGTAATGACTGGTAGTTTTAAGTCTATAGGGGAAGACGGGAGTTACACAGAAGTATCATCAGGTGAAATTAAATTTTATAACGAACTATTGCAAAGCACAGGATCTATAAAAGGATTGGGACAATATCTTACTATTGATGCTTCAATGGTAAGTGTAAGCGGAATTTTAGTGGTAGGAAATGGAGCAACATATGATTCACAATATGTAAAAAACATATCAACAACTTCTCAAATATTAGGCAGTAAGACAGTACTGACAAGTGCCACATTAAGTGTCACAAAAAATTATATAAATGGAACCGTATCAGATGTATCTTTGGTAACACAAACAGCCAATGTTGCTGATTATCCTGGACATAATGTTAATTTTATTACAGGAGTTTCATCACTTGGAGGTTTGCTAACTGCAACATCTGGAATTGTCACACTTATGACGTAGGAGATTTATTATGGTAAAAAAAATATTTATTCTTCAAACGATTATTGGAAAAACAATGAAAGAAGTAATGGAAGAAAGGCAAGAAATTCAGCAATATATAGCTTTTACCATTGGAATTTCCACGTTTACGGAAATCAATGCAACATTGTTTAGCACGGAAGATGGCCATGGTTTTGAAGAGTTTATGAAGCAACTTATTGACATGTCGGATACAGTGGTTGCACAGAGCGGATATGAGGTATCTGAACTGTGCAAAAATCTGTATGCGTATGCAGAAGAGCAAGGAAAAGAAATCTATGTAAGGGAGAATTGATATGGCCGCAAATTTTGAGATTAAGAAATTGAAAAGCAACCTTGTGACAGTATTAAATCAAACACCGTTGCCTATCGAGGTGAAAAGGCTTGTACTGTATGAAGTATATTCGGAGACTAAACAGTTATCAGATATGCAGATTATGAAAGAGGAAAACGAGGTAACCGCAGATGGCAATGAATAAGGTTTATACCAGAATTAATTGGGAAGATTATCCCAGTGAGAACACGGATTTAGATGCATACAATCTTAATCAGATGGATTCTGCTATTGATGCGTTAGACAACCGTATCATATCACAGGATGCCTTAAAAGTAGACAAGTCTGCAATAAACGGAAACATTGCTGATTGGACTATGGACGAAACAACCGGTGTTATTACTATTACAAAATACAACGGTGAAAAGATTATTTTTGACCTTAATATTGAAAAAATACCTGTTGGATTTTCCATGTCTGATGACGGAATCATTACCATGACTACAGAAGATGGAACACAGTTTACGGCTGATATTGGTTCTATGATTCCGGTGTTGACATTTGAAGATTCTGCAACCATAGCTGTATCCGTGACTGGTACTGGAAAGAATAAGACTTATTCTTTTTCAATCAAAACAGGATCAGTAACAGATGCTATGCTACAGCCTAATTATTTAGCAGATATTAGAGTAGAATCCGCAAATGCATCTGCTTATGCGCAATCCGCAAATGCAAAATCTGTATTGGCTAAATCTTATGCCATAGGTGGAACCGGAACAAGAGAAGGAGAAGATACAGATAACGCAAAGTATTATATGGAGCAGGCAAAACAGCAAACAGGAAGTATACCTACAAAAGTCAGCGAATTAGAAAATGATGCTGGATACATTAAAAAATCAGTTTCTGATTTGGAAAATTATTATGACAAAACCAATATTGATAAAAAAATAGATGAAATTCCAAAAACAGATTTGACAAACTATTTGACCAAAACTGGTGATGGTAGTAATTTGACTGCGGCGTTTGAAGAAGCAACAACTTTAGATGAATTAACGACAGGAGAAAAGTTATCATCTATTTTTGGAAAACTTAAACTGGCTGTAAAAAATCTTAAATCACTTATAAGTCTTATCGGAACTACCGATATTTCGACTATTGGTGACGGTACTATCACTGGGGGATTAAATGATGTAAATGGCAAGTTAAATGATTTGAAATTTGCATCAATATCAACATCTGTTACTCTGTTAGTGGCAAATAAACAGTCCTTTTTAGGTTCCTTATCTGACTTTGGATTACCGAATAATGCAAATGTATTTGGGGTATTTGCAAATTGTGATTGGGCAGTTAATGTAAGATTTGCAAATAATGGTAAGTTTTATGTGTATCAAATTGCAAACGTAAGTCATGATTCAGCTTTTACATTAAACTTTGTTGTGGCATATAAGTAACTTATTTGCCATTCTTCACATATAAATTCTAACCAAAAAATTTGAAAGCTCCACAAAATACGCCATTTGCAGATCCGTTGTATTTTACGGTAATCGTGCCCTGGTCGTTATATTCAATATTCATAGTTGCCGATTTGGAAACGGGGTAAACACTAACCACATCGGCATAACGTGATACGACACAAACACATGAATCAGGAGTAGAGATTCTATTAAATATAGCAATCCACACTTCGTTATTTTTTACAAAACCACTTATACTTCCAGTGCTACTCATGACGAATCTATTTGAATCTATTTTATTATCTAACTTGCCATTTACAGAAGGAGTGATAGCCGATGGGTGGAGATTAAAAGTAAAAATAAATCAATCAAAAAGAGCATGGTGTAAAAGCCATGCTCTTAATCTCTTTATCTGATTCCCCAGTCACCGTCATTGTTGACGAATCCAACCACATATCCTATCATGTCATCAATTATGTGCTCCGGAAGTATACTGTTTGGAGACATGAGCGGAACATATCTCCATTTTCTTACACCGTCTTCAATTATATGTGTTTTCACGACAATATAAATCGCACCATTACTGGTCACAATACATCGTTCACCGTCTTGCGGTTCACGATCAGCGGCGAGGAGAATAATTTCCCCAGGCAGATAAAACGGCATATAGTAGTCGCAAGGAATTTTCACACCGATATAAGCCTTGGATTTTATGTCTTCCGGAAAATTGTCTATGCACATGGGTTCCACAGCATTTGTGGTTGCGATAATTCCATTCATAAGTTGTGGCTTAAGGACAGAAATATACTTATGAGATTTTTCAAGACTGGAATAGATTTTATCTTGGTGACGGATGAAGTAGCGGATAAGGTACAGAGAGTGTTCCGGCAGACTGCGGCATATCTTGACAGATTCCAACATCTTATCTTCCATAGTACCACAGCCTACCAGTTCATCTACGCTGATTCCAAAGGCTCTAGCAAGCGCAACAGCGGTCGATAGCTTTGTGTCGTTAGAATTACCGTACAGTAGTGAATTAAGCGTAGAATAAGGCAAATTAGCTTCATCAGCAAGCTTGTAAACCGTCATGTCCGGTTCGTTGAGAAATTCGTGGAGATTCCCACGAAAACTTAACATATAATTTGCACGGTTGACTGATAGATGTGTCGATATTTCTTTGATTCGGTCTTTTTTCATCATGTTTTTTATCCCCCTTTCATATGATACACTTGTAACATCCCTTGTTTCAAGGGACATCAAGTTCTGGCGAGGGCGGTGTTTATTGGCGTTTTCACCGTCCTCTTTTGTTGATATTTTACAACAATAAAAAACGTGCGTCAAATATATTGATTGTTTAGAACGTATGTTCTATAATGTGATGTATCGCTACTTTAGATTCTGCGGAGAATTAAAGGGGAGAGGGGTGTGGTTACGATGAACGAAAGCAATGAATTTTACAGAGAGGAAATTGCAAGGATACTATCTGGAATAGAAGACAATGACATATTGAAATATGTCTATGTCATTGTCTCTGATATAGAGGGGGAAAAATGAAAAATCGAAAAAAAATAAATTGGGCGTTAATAATTTTGATTTACTTTTTAGGATTATTAACAAATTATTTCTTAAGATAGACCTAATATTTTCTTTAAATATTCTGTAAATATTGGAGAGCATAATCCCATAAAGTACACTAAAACGTAAACAAGTTTTGGACCTATATAATCAATAATTTTTTTAAAAGGACTTATGTAATTATGCTCTTTACTTTTTACTATATGTATGTCTTCTAATGAATTTATTTTTATATATTTCATTTCTTCTAGTTCATTTATGTAATCAATAAAATCATCTATGGCAGAATCACCATAATCTTTTGAAATCCTACCTAATACAACATTGTTGTCTTTATTTTTTATTGATATTAAATAGCCAAAAAAATCATTAGAATCTTTTATTTTTCTCTTCATTCCGCACCTCCGATTATCATTTTAAATGCGGAAAATGCAGTACTTCTTTTTTGCTCCGAAAGATTGTAGTACTTAATCAATAAATCTTCCATATCGGGATCGTTTCTTAAAAAATAAACTAATCTAGCGTATTTTTCGGAATATTTTTTTCCATCTTCTTTACCAGTCAGCAAAAATTCAATAGAAACTCCTAAAAAATTCGCAATTACTTCTATACGGTCATCCGGGATAACTCCCTTTTTTAAACTTCTTATATATCCATTACCAAATCCGCAAGAAGTCTCTAATTTAGAAATTGCGATTCCCCTTTCTTTACATATAGATTTTACTCTTTCTACCGTAGTCATAGTGTCCTCCTAAAATTTAGATGATGCTCTAAAAATATGCTTGACAAAATAGAGAACACTCTATATAATAAATTTAGGATTTAGAGGAAAGCCTAAATTTAAAAATGTTCTCTGTGGTTTCTTGGCAGTTACTATATTAGAACATTCTCTAAATTTTGTCAAGTTTTTCTCTAAATTCCTAAATCAAGAGAAAGGGAGTGATAGATTGAATTGTTACGACAGAATCAAGGAAATTTGTGATAAGAAAGGAACAAATATTTATCAAGTGGAGCAGAAAGCCGGATTGAGCAATGGAATTATCCGAAAGTGGAATGAATCTGCTCCGCAAGTTGACAATTTAAAGGCTGTTGCAAAAGTCCTTGGAGTAAAAGTAGACGAGTTACTGGAATAGGGAGGTAAAAACATGGAAAAACAGAGATATGTGGTATTAGACAAAAATGGTAAAGCAAATATAGTTCAGAAAGCTGATTCACGTTTTGTTGGAATTGACGAGATGGCACAGCACATTGCGTTTGACATTATCGAAGATTACAAAAGCATTATAGATGGCGATAAGAAAATCGAAGAAACAAATATTGATTTGTCTATCAAAGTCCTTACCGCCATTTCGCCTTTTAGGAATGGCTCTGGATATGGAAAGGATTGTTAGTTGCCGCCGCTATTGCTAATTGTGGTTTTTCTTCCGGCAAAGAATTGACGATTTCTGAATAGTATTGGTAGTACAGGTTCTTAAAATCATCAAAACTTCCGGTATATCCACAAATTTTAGCAATGGCGTAAGCGGATGCGTATTCTTTGGAATCCAATGTAATTCACCTCCTTATATCAGAATAAGGAGAGTATACCACAAATAGGGAGTTAATTGAATGAGTGAAAAAGAAAAAATGGCGGAGGAATTTGCCGAGAGAGGTGAGAAGAGTGAAAACATCAAAAATTGAGATTCACCAGTGTGACGGTGAAGAGGGAGTTTTTACAGAAGTACTCATTGACGGTCACAAAATCAACGGTGTGAGAAGCTTCACACTAAAACAAGGGGTTGGGGATGACGTGCCTACTCTGACACTTGACCTTAATGCACTTAATCTTGCAACGGATATGAAAGTGTTGCGGATTATGCAGGAGGGGTTAGGAGAAATCGAAAGCATTAACTTCAAAAAAGAATAGGCTCCCATATTTCAGAGAGCCATTCCATCATCTGCTGATATTTTGAAGTATGGAGCATTGCCTTGGGTTGTTGCAGCAACCAGTGAGACCAGCATATTTGCAGTCTAATCTTCCATTTTCAAATTTGGGTTTAATATCTTCCAAAGAGCCAACAGATATTTGCCTAAAATCAACAGAGTACATTTTGTTTTGCTTATCGCAAAAACCATTGTATACCAAATTACCACCTCCTTTATAGGAGAGTATACCACAGAAAGGAGAACAATGAACGAATTACAAACATCAAACATGAAAACACCCATTGAGATTGCACTTGGTGTTGATGAAAACGGAATGACTACTGCAAGAGCGTTATACGAGTTTTTGAGCGGAGAAAAAAGTCATTTTGCAAGATGGGCGAAAACAAACATTGAGGAAAACGAGTTTTACGAGGAAAACAAGGACTGGTGGGGGGTTCGCCACGATGGCGAACGGTAACGAATGCAAGGATTACCGACTGACTACCGACTTTGCGAAACATCTGTCAATGGAAAGCCATTCTGCAAGGGGCAAAGAAGCAAGACAGTATTTTATCACCATAGAGGACAGGGCGAAACAGGAAGTAATAAATCGGTCACAACTTTCTCCACAGATGCAGATGGTTATGCAAATGGCTGAAAGTATGGCGAGACAGGAGCTGGAACAGAAGAGACAAGCGGAAAAGGTAAACCGCATAGAGCAGACTGTCTCCAACATGAAAGATATTTTCACGAAGCCTATCGGAGACTGGAAATCGGAAATAAATGGAAGGATACGGGAGATTTCAGTTAAGAGTGGAATTGGATATCAGACATTATATGGACAGCTGTACGGTGAATTGGAAACGACAGCACATTGTAGCTTAAATATGCTTCAAAGGAACAAGATAAATAAGATGAAAAAGGCAGGGAATAACGAAACAGCTATTAAAAACGGCACAACTAAAATTCAAATTATTTATGAGAAACCGCAGTTGAAAGCAATTTTCGAGGGAATCGTAAAGAATTACGCAATGAGGTACTGCTCATAGAAAGGAAGAGGAATGGGAAACAAATATTTGAAATTGAGTAACAGTGTAATTACATCAACGGACAACAAAGGGAAGGCAATGTACTTTACAAAAGTAGACAGTGCCTCCACATTCCAGAAGTTGTTCTATGATGAAGAAGCTTCGTACGGTGTATCTGTAACAGATATTGAAGTAGAAATGGGTAATGGAGTAAGTTTTACAAATGCAATTTTAACGACATACATTGCAGAGGAAGAGGACGGATCAAATATGTTTTTGGATGTCATTATCAGTGACTTACTGGGTACGTTCGTATCCGAATGGTATTAAGCCTATGAGAACAACAATAAAGCTGTTTCTTCCTATTATAATAGCACTCTCCATCACATTTACATCCACGGCACAGACAACCGGCAGTTTTATCTCCGAGGAAGCACAGGAATCGTGTGTAAAGTACGGTGAGGAATACGGCATCTGCCCGGAACTGCTTATGGCAATGATCGAGAAAGAATCTTCCGGCAGACCGGATGTGGAAAGTGGCGGTTGCAAAGGTCTGATGCAGATTTCTGACAGATGGCATAAAGACCGCATGGAACGTTTGGGAGTGACGGACATTTACTCCGTGGACGGTAATATCCATGTGGGAGCCGACTACTTGTCGGAATTGTTTGAAAAGTACTGTGATGTAGGAATTGTACTCATGGTTTACCACGGAGAGAAGAACGCATCTACAAAGACAGAATTAAGTGATTACGCAGACTGGATATTAACCAGGAGCGCAGAACTGGAAAGGATGAATGGAAAATGACGAACAGAGAGAAATATGCGGAACAGATTCTTGATATGGCTGCAAATGACATTAAAATAACTGTTGATAAGGAAGGAAGATTGAGCGATTGCTTTGCTATTAATTGTCATGATTGCGCATGGAGCAGTTGCAACAACTGCAGAAAAAAATTTAGGGAATGGTTAGAACAGGAATATGTAGAACCTGTTGTTGATTGGTCGAACGTGGCGGTGGATACAAAAGTGTACGTAAGAGATTCCGACAGTGACCCTTGGAAACCTAGATATTTTGCAAAATTTGAAGGTTGGGAAATATTTACATGGACTAATGGTGCTACTTCTTTTTCTGCGAATGATTTAAACGATGTAACAAGGTGGAATCAAGGGAAACTTGCGGAGGACATCGTATGAGTGCCAAAAAGCGGTTTACCGTCAAAGGGTGCATCGGAAAGATATTCTACAATCCGAAAGAATGGGAAGTTGACCGAGAAACAGCATTCTATTACAGAATTGTAAACCGCAATACCGGGAAGAAAAAATGGTTAAGAAAGGAGTATTTTTATGCAGAAACGACAGATTATCCCCATCGTCCGTGCGAATGAGATTCTGATTGCAAGACTGTTAGATGCAGGAATCTTGTATATCAGCGAAGAGGACAACATGATCCACGTAACAGAAGACTGAAAGCCGGAGGAATGAGGAAATGGAAAGGAAAATCAGAAAAATCTTGGTAGAACTTGGGATGAAACAGTACTTGCCTGGATTCCAGTACATCATCGAGGTTGAAATGTTGATGTTTGAAAATAGAAACAGAAGACTTTCTGAAATCTACCGAATTATCGGGGAGGAACACAGCACAAAAGAAAAAAGTGTGTATCAGGCTATTAAGTGGGTAGTTGGCAATATTAACACAACAACAGAGTTGTACAAGAAAATCAACGAGACAGACAAGCCGGTATCAATCTATATGTTTGTAAATTCATTGTATTTGTATCTTTGGGAGGATAGGAAAAATGAGGATTAAGCACATCTTTTTGCAGAATTTCTGTAAATTCTATGGCTATAACACACTGGACACAGATATTTACGACCGGACAGAGATTTCCGGAGCGAATGAAACTGGAAAGTCCACAATCAAGAGAGCAATCCAGCATATTTTTGGCTGCCGTGACGAGAACGGCAAAGAGATTAGCGGAATCAGACCGCATGACAAAGACGGTAACGACATTGACGGTGACATTACCGAAATGGTTACGGTGGAAGTAGACGGAGAAGAAAAGGTCCTGAAAAAGGTTTGTCGGAAGAATTACAACAAAAAAGGTGAGTTCACAGGAAATGTGACAGACTACTATATCAACGACATTCCTAAGAAACAGGCTGATTTTGACAGTTTTTTGGAAGAGTGTGCTTGTGATAAGAACAGATTTTCACTTTGCATCAATGCCATGACACTTCTGCTGAAAGGTGGCACGGATCAGAGAGCAATTCTTACTGATATGTTTGGTCAGCACAGTAATGATGACATTTGCAATCAGTTTCCGGAGTTTGAAGCATTAAGGACTGTTCTGCAGGATGGCACTGTTGATGAACTGAAAAAGCGTTGCAATACGCAGTTGTACGGCACAAGGGGAAGAAATGGAACCAAGGGTTTGCAGGATCTGCTAGATGAAATTCCTAGCCGCATTGACGAGGTTAGCCGTCAGAGAGTGGATATTGACCTTGCTGATCTGGAACTGAAAAAGAAAGCTTTACAGGATAAGCTGTCAGAGAACATTAAGCAGCAGACAGATACGCAGAACAGCATGAAGTCCTACGATAAGCTGTCTGATGGAATCATTGAGTTAAAAGGTCAGTTGAGTGTATTACAGCAGAAAGCAAATGAAAAACTGGATGCGGACAGAAGAGAGAAGCGCACAACACTGAATCAGATTCAGAATGAGCATCAGAAAGAGTTGCTTAAGGCAGATACCATTCGTGAAGAGATCACTGCACTGGAAAAGCGCATTTCACAGTATGAACAGAAGAGACAGGACTTGAAGAAGAGTTGGGATTTGAATAAAAGCCTTAAATTTGATGAAAACTCTCTGATTTGCTCCTACTGTGGACAGGAATATCCGGAAGATAAGAAAGAGCAGTTAAGAACGGAGTTTGATACGCATAAGGCACATGAATTGGAACTGATTACCAAAGAGGGTTCTTCCTGCGCTGACCATATCAAAGCGGATCAGACAGAATTGGAACATAAGCGTGAGGAACTGAAAAAGACCGAGGATGAAGTGGAACGGTTGGAAAAAGAGATTGCCATTGCTGATAATGCCTTAAATTCCATTCCGGCAAGCGTGGATATTTCCAACACAGAAGAATACAAAGCTTTCCAGTCACAGATTGCAGAGAAAGAAGCTTCCATGAACAAATTCACTGACATGAATCTTCTTAGAATCCAGTTAAAAGGTGATGAAGAGCAGATCCGCAATGATATTTCTGTGGTTGATAAGTCTTTGGCGAGTGTAAGCATTAACGAGAGTGTGGATAAGCGTATCACAGAACTGAAACAGGAGCGCAAGAACATTGCACAGAAGATTACAGATGTGCAGGCACAGCTTGACCTGTTAAAGAAATTTAGCCGGAAGAAGAATGAACTGTTGGAATCTGATGTGAACGAGTATTTGGAGTTTTGCCACGTAAAGATGTTCAGACCGCTTGTGAACGGTGATACCGAGGAATGCTGCGACTTTATCTACAAGGGAGAGCCTTACAGCCGAAACATGAACCACGGAGCAAGGATTCTGACGGAGATTGACATTTGCAATGCGTTTCAGAAGCGGTGCGGGGTGGAATTGCCTATTATGGTTGATGATACCGAGAGCCTTGATCCTTGGAAGATTCCTGATGTTGACAGTCAGTTGATTATGTTTCGCAGAAGTGATGATGCGAGTTTGAGAGTGGAGGAAGTGAAGAATGAGTAATGAAGCAGAGAAACGCTACATTGTCGAGCGTGAGTTTGAACACGTAGGGTATAAATGCGTTGTGATATTTGGAAATATGGCTCACAGGTGCGGATATGTTGGCATTCCAAAGAATCATACGTTATACGGAAAAAATTATGATTACCATCTTGAAATTAAAAAATCAAATATTTGGGGCAGAGAAGTAAGTGGCATTTTCCCTTTGCTTGGTGCTTACATGGATGAAGATGAAAGAATCCGCATTGAAGCATATTTCCAGTGCCACGGTGGTATTACATACGCAGGCGGTGGAAAAAATTCAAATTATCCTATCAAAAGTGATTTATGGTGGTTTGGGTTCGATTGCGGTCACGCTGGAGATAAGGCGGATTTTGATTATGCAATACAGAAATTCCCAAGCCGTAAAGAAATTTATCAGATGCAAAAAATGATAGAAAGTAAATTTCCTGTTGGTGTCGATGTCGTTCGTTCAGAAGAATATGTTGCTGATGAATGTAAGAAGTTGGCGGAGCAATTGAAAGAGTTTGAAAGGAATGAAGAGAATGCAGATTAAGAAAGAGACAGTCATTTCTGTTTTGACAACAAGCGGAGAAACAATCAATGTCGGTGACACCGTGGTTTTTAATGCAGAGGGCAAGTGCTACACGGGTGTTTACATGGGTCTGACAGATCGTGGAGCATTGAAATTCAAGGGAAAGATTTCCGGTACTGATGTCACATGGAATGTAATGCCTAAGAGCATTAAGGAGATTTGCAAGGCTGATGTAAAAGTGAAAAATGATGAATTTGGCAAGTTTATGAACGAGCCGGAAAGCGAGGAATAAGTATGAAACATAAATTCCATGTTGGAGATGTGGTTAAACCAAACAAAAAAGCAGATGAAAATTATACCATAACTACCACATCTGTTGTAAGAGAAGCCATTGTTACAGAATTAAGAGACTATACGATGGATATAAAAATCATAAAAGGGTCATGCAGTGTTGGGGAAGTATTTACGGTTGAAGAAAAATATTTTGATTTGGTAAGAAAAGCAAAACAGGAAACCATTGTCATCTACCGCAACGACAACAAAGTAGTTGCGCTGGACAAATCCACTGGCGAGAAAGCAGAAGCAAAATGCAATCCGGCTGATGAATTTGATTTCCGTACTGGTGCAAAGTTGGCTTTCAATCGGCTGATGGGCGAAGATGTGAAGCTTGATAAAGGTGTTCGTGAGGTTAAGAGGAAAGCCAAGGTAGGTGAGTACGTCAAGGTTGTTAATGAGAAGTCTGTTTTTAATACTTATAAAAACGGAGATATTTTCAAAGTAACTTATGTTACGGGATCAGGATGTATTTGCAAAAACTCTGACGGAGATGCTGGATTATGGCACGAAGAGTACGTTGTACTTGAAAACTACAAACCGGAAGAGAATGACAGCGAAATCCATGTCGGTGACATGGTAAAGGTAACACGAAGCGGTGGTTGCTATTCAGGATACAATACATGGAGTGGACTTGGAAATTATAGGCAAAATTTTGTTAAGGGAGTTCCTGTTGAAGATGGAATGGTTGGAAAGGTTTTGAACATTGCGAAGCATGACAATACGTATATGACTCTGCCAGACCTTGCGCTTATTCAGAATCCAAAAACAAGCCAGGTATTCATCATCAAAATTGACGGCATTAAGAAGGTAGAAAGGTAGGTAGAAACATGGCAGACGAAAAGAAGCAGGAAAACACAGGAATTGTGGAATACGAATCAAATGGGGAAATTGTAAAAATTTCCCCAACAACGGTAAGAAAGTACCTTGTAAGCGGTGGTGGAAATGTATCGGATCAGGAAGTAATGATGTTTATGTCTCTTTGCAGATATCAGCATCTTAATCCTTTTTTGAAAGAAGCATACCTTATTAAGTTTGGAAACAATGATCCTGCTACGATTGTTACCGGAAAAGATGTTTTTACAAAAAGAGCAGATGCAAATCCGAATTATGCAGGAAAAAAAGCAGGAATTATTGTTCAGAAGAAAGATGGTTCCGTTGAAGAAAGAGAAGGATCTTTTGTCCTTAAGGACGAATCTATTGTAGGAGGTTGGGCTAAAGTATTTATCAAAGGAAGAGAGACACCGGAGTACCAGTCAGTATCTTTCGATGAATATGTTGGAAGAAAAAAAGATGGAACAATCAACGGTCAATGGTCTAAAAAGCCTGCAACAATGATAAGAAAAGTTGCTGTTGTACAGGCATTAAGAGAAGCTTTTCCGGATAAATTCCAAGGTCTGTATGCACAGGAAGAATTTCCTGATGTTTCCGATGTGAAACTTGATGTGGAAAAAGTTGTGGCAGAAGAGGTACAGGCAAATGCAAACACTATCGAGTTTCCTGACGCAACATTTGAGGAAGTACCGCAGACCGCAGAGACGGACATTGCCAGCGCAGAGACACCGGATTGCTTTAAGTAGGGAGGACACCATGAGAGTTATATCGCAGGATGGAACATTAGATATTCCTTATGAACAGGTGATTATTCAGAGATTTAACTGTGAAATTTACTTTTTGAATAAGAACCTCATAGGTGTAGAACAACTTTGTGGTGATATGGTTATTGCTGAATATTCCACAGAGGAAAAAGCGGAAGAAGCAATGAAACAACTTAAATATGCGTATCTTTGCCATAACAGAGTAAAAATTGAGAGGGAGTATCCAATTTGTGATGATAAGACACAAGAGGGAATTGGAGGAGTTTATACTTTCCCACAGGATGATGAGGTAAATGCATGAAACTAAAATGTTTAGGCTCCGGTTCTTCCGGTAACTGCTATCTTCTGACGGCAGATAACGGTGAAACACTTTTACTGGATGCAGGACTTCCTATCATGGACATAAAACGTGGTCTTAACTGGAATATTAAGTGTGTTGTGGGTGCAGTTGTCACCCACGCACACAAAGACCATTCAAATTCTGTTGCAGAATTGATAAAGATGGGTATTCCTGTATGTAAGCCTTATGAATCATTGTTAATGAATCAGTTTTTACCAAACTCTTATTTTACAGCAAGAACTTTTGACCTTACTACACTGGATGGTAAGTGGACACATACCAACGCTGATGGTTCAGAATGCCCTTGTTATGGATTCCTGATTACTCACCCGGAAATGGGGAAATTGCTTTATGTAACTGACACGGAATTTGTTAAGTGGCGGTTCCATGAATTAAACCACATCCTTATTTCATGTAACTATCAGAAGAAGTACATTACAGAGGATTCCAACGATGCTAAGAAATCCCATGTGTACCGTGGTCATATGGAACTGGAAACAGTAAAGGAATTTGTCATTGCGAACAAATCAGATACCCTGCAGAACGTCATATTGTGCCATTTAAGTCGTGATAATTCTGATGCCAAAGAATGTGTCGCAGAGGTAAAAAAGATTGCTCCATTAGCGAATGTGGACTATGCGGCAGCAGGTAAGGAATGGATTTTACGGAATGGAAAGGAGTGTCCGTTTTGAGTAACTGGAAGAACATTCAGAAAGCGAAAGCCATTGAATCGAAGAATCGTGAAAGAATACTGGCGGTCAACCCACACGTGGACGATGGAAGTGGAATTTACTTTCTGACAAGAACAGGCGAGGATGGAATCCGGTATGCGTACATAGGACAGGCTAAACACCTGTTGACGAGACTGGCACAGCACCTCTCCGGGTACCAACATATAGATTTATCAATAAAAAGTCATGGTTTACTTTCTGTTGATGAAAATATTTATGGATGGAACATAGGATTTTTTCATTATGAAGTAGATGACTTGGATTATTGGGAAAAATATTGGATTAAAAAGTATGCACAGTATGGTTACCAGCTCAGGAACAAAACAGCCGGCGGTCAGGGAGAGGGTAAGAAGCAGATTGCAGAATACCGACCGGGAAAAGGTTACCGTGACGGACTTGCACAAGGCAAAATCAACCTTGCAAGGGAACTGGCGAACATTGCCGACAAACATTTGGTGATTAGCCTTAAGCCTGAGAAACAGAACAATTCAGTGTCGCAGAAACAGTATCAGAAGTTTATGGAACTTTTGCATGGAGAAAAGGACGGTGAAAGTAATGAATAAAACAGACTATGAAGTACTTTTACAATATGTTGAAGAAACTGACAAGGAGTTTTATGAATCTCTTTCTATTCAAAAACAAATTATGTATCTTTGCTATCAATATGAAACTGTATCTTTTAAAAAGTACTTGTTTAAGTATAAATTTCAGCAATTCTGTAATAAATTAAAGGAGTTTTTCAGAAAATGGTGAAATACAAAGGTGAATGCTGCGGATGTGCAACGAAAGCTTATCCATGTCTCGGCAATAAATGCCCGAACATAAATGTGAAACATTTGTATTGCGATGATTGTAAGGAAGAGGTAGAGGAACTTTACGAGTTTGAAGGTGTACAGTTTTGTAAGGAATGCCTGTTAAAGCAATTTGAGAAGATTACATGAGTGAAAAAAATTACGATTGTAGCTGTTGGAATGAGTACCCAAACACAATGCACTCAATCAACGGACGTACTCACAAACCGTATCAAAGTGGTAGATGGAAATGTGTTGATTGCTACGAATATGTAGGAAAATCAGAATACGGTGCTACTCATTGCAAAAGGAAAGAGCCAGAACTTGAAAAGAGGTGATACATAAAATGCCAAAACGATATGACAATCCGCAGGAAATTTTGAAAATCATGCGACAGACAGAACTTTTGAAGCAGTCTGCGGAGAGAAGCCCATTTACCGGAATACTTACACTGTTCTGCTATACCTTGTGGAAAGACTACAAGTACTCACAGACGAGACTTTCCGACTTCTGCGGTAAATTTACCAAGTACAACGAAAAGTACGAGAATGAGCCTTATACGGAGTTACAGAGTAGGCTTAACGATTTTGCTGACTGGACGATTGAGTATAAGGAATTTACCGAAGCTGATTATCCACATTACAAGTCGGTCGTAGCGCAGAATTGCATCCGGGAACAGGTAAGATGCAACAACCTTATCAATGATTTGTCCACAAGGTACATCCTATATGGGATGGTAATCCTTATGGAAGATGGATTCGGTAAGAAGAAGCTGACGAATTTCAAGGATAAGTTTTCTGACCACATGGACAAAGCCGGAGACAAGTGCAACGGAAAGGATTTCATGGACTTGTGGAAAGAACTTGTGGAAAACACCGGAATCTATATTGAGAAGCCTATTTTTGAGTAAGGAGTTCTAAATGGCAGAAAAACGAATGTTCAGCGCAAAAATAATTGAGAGTGATGCTTTTTTGGATATTCCTGCTACGGCTCAAATGCTTTATTTCCATATCTGTATGAACGCTGACGATGA